GATGGATTTGCGGAAGAGATTTGTGTTTTAAGGACATTAAAAGAAAAAATATTTTTACGCGCGGTCAAAGTTTCAAAATTATCGAAACGCGGCAAAAGACCGTTCGTTAAAACGAATTTTTTAGATCGTATTCATAAACTTTTAGGCATCGGTGTTCTGGAACAAGTACGTCCTTTAGCGGAAGAGATCGATGCGTGTTTTAGACAACTTCAGGATGCGAATACTTTGAGTATTATGCGTTGGGGATTTTACGATCCCAATTCAGATTATGATCCGGACGAACACGTCGCTAAACCTCGCGCGATGTACCCTGTAACAAACCCGCAGCAAAATGTTTACTTTCCTGATATAAGCATACCTGTTGAAAGATTATTAAATGCTATCCGTTTAGTTCTGGAATTTGTTGAACGTTTAACTGCCGCGTCATCTTATGCGCTTGGTAAAGAGTCGGAAATTGTCGGCGGATCGGGGACGGCCACACGGGTTCAGGAAATTTCATCTTCCGCAAATATTCGTTTTAATCTGCCGGCAACGAATTTACGTTTGGGGCTCGCTGAAATTTTGATGAATATTTTTGAATTATGCACAATGAATATGCCGCAAGGATTAGAGAAGCGGATTTTAGGTGAAGATTCAACTCCGATTTTTGATAGTTATGAAGCGATGCAGGACGCGTTTTTAACAGAAATGGACGTTTATATCGGGGCGTCGGCGGATCAGGGCGACATTGATGTACAGCGCGAATTATCCATCATTCTTTATGATAAGTTCGTTTTAGGGGGCAATCCTTTGGTGACGGGGGACATCAACCGTTTGTGGTACGCCAGCGCGAATGTTTTGAAATCTTATGGTGAAGAGCCGGCGGATTGGTTAGGCAAACCACAAACGTCAAAAGAAACAAACGATCCTGTGGTGGAACACACTATTATGCGGGAAGGGCGCGCCATTCATGCGGAACCGCAGGAAAATCATTTAGAGCATATTTTGATCCATATGCGTGAATTAAATGGCCCGAATATATTGTTATGGCCACCTGAAGCGGTTGAATTATTACGCAAACATATTGAAGAACACAAACAATTAATGCAAATGGTTATGAATTTCCAAAATTCACAAAAGAAAGGAGGTGAGTTTGGCCAGCGAGGAGGAAAAACTCAAGGTGCGGGAGGCGCTTCAAGCGCTCCGGGAGAATTACCTGTTTCTTCGAATGCAAACCCGGCTTCAGGGGCTGCTGAAAACCAGATACAAGGAACAACACTCGGCACACCAGCAATACGATAGGGAGAAGGCGTATGCCGTGGGGCAGCAAATTGTCGCATTAGAAGAAGCGGTACGTATGTTTGATCCTGATTTAGTGATAGAGAAGCCCACAGTCGAAATTAAATATTAACGTGGAGAGGAGTTTGTAATGCCTAAACCTAAAACACAAGATGAACTTTTGGAGGACGCGCTGACGGAGCCAGAAATCGAAAGCGCTGAAGAGACTAAAGATTCTGAAGTTGTTATTGACACTGAAGAAGAAAAGGATGAAACTAAAAATAAAGATGGCGGCGCTACGATTGATTTGGATGAAGAGACGGATGAGCAGTTTGAATCAAAAGAGTGGACGCCGGATAAAATTCGTTCTTTGAAAAAGAAACACGATTCTGCTAACGGCAAACTTCGCATTACTGAAAAGAAAATTAAAGATCAGGAAGCGGAGATTCAGCGTTTACGCGCCGCATCTACCGGTGCGCCGGCGACACATCAAATTCCACAGCAGAATTTGGCTGTTGGGCCCGCTGGCACGCAACGGGAATTTTATAATGGAACACCTGTTCCTCAAACTGAAGAGGAATGGGATACGTTGGTTAAGAAAGATTGGAAGACCGCCGTTGATTTACGATCGATTATTAATGCGCGAAATGTAACGCAATCTCGCAGTCAATCTGAAAAACACACGGTTGTTTTGGAAGATGCAAAGAGAAAAGTTTTAGTGCGGCATCCGGAGTTGTCGGATGTTGCTTCTGAAAAGTCACGTGTGTACATGAATATTTTGGAACAAAATCCACAATATTTAACCGATCCTCGCGGGCCGATACATGCCATGCGAGATATGGAAGAATATATGGAAGAAACGCTTGGTTACAAGCGTGAAGAAATTGTTAAGGCGCGGGCGGCAGGCGCGCAAGAGGAAGCAGATAGGCGCAATCGTGTTGTGGTCAGTAATACACAAGGGCGTACTGGCGGAGTGGATAATCCACGACAAGTAACACTTACAAGGGACGAGGTTGATTTCTGTAAGATTAACGGCATTGATCCGAAAGAATACGCTAAAAATAAATTAAAACTGTCTAAGACCACAGGAGGAATTCAAGTATGAACGCGTCCATAACGAAAAAATCAGATTTAGTTGAAAAACCGGTGATGACCGAGAGTATTGAAAAACTTGGAGCCACGGCAACTCCAATAACCGTTTTATCCACTACGGATACTGCGGTATCAGATTTAGTTCGCGAGCAGCGTAAGCCTGAAGAATTGGAACGGCTTGCTGTGAAAGACGGGACTAAATTTGATTTGTTAGCACTGCCTGAAGAATGTCTGCCGTTACACGGCAAGGCGTATCGTTTTCGCTGGTTAGCGAAATCGAAGAACTTGGAAGCACGTTTGCGCAGCGGAATTTGGCAGTTGTGTACGCGCGCGAATAGTCCTTTCATCAAACCTCATCGTTTTAAATCACACGGTGCGGTGGAACAAGCGGGCATGTTATTGGCTTTCACCACAGAAAAAGCGGCGCGGATTCGAGAATTGGAACCGGCCAGAAAAAGTGCGGCGCTTGTAAAACACTACACCGAAGAGCTCCCACGCGACGAGGGAAGAGGTTTTTACCGGCCTAAATCGTCAGATTCAGAAGAAGATGAGAAGGGTGAGGACACCGGTTTAGAAGAAGGACGTGATTTTTAACTTTTAATTTCAGGAGGAATATTCAATGGCTAATGTTAACTGGCCTCGCGGACTTCGTCCGTATCGGGATATTCTTCGACGTACTGAATATACCTTAGCTTCCGGTTTGGCGCAGGATCTTTTTATTGGGGATCCTGTTGCGCCGACAGGAACAGGGCGCAATGTTACGATTGCGACAGCGGGAACAACTAATCCAATTTTAGGCGCGATACTTGCAGTCTATGATTTGGATAAAGTTCCGCTTCAATATTGGAACAGCGGGCATACTGGAGTGGGGTATGTGGTCGTCGCGGATCATCCTGACCAATGGTTCGTAATTGAAGATAACGGAACATCCTACGGCATTAATGGTGCTAATGGAAACGTTAATCTTGTTTCAGGTACAGGCAGCACAGTGTATTATCTCAGCGGTTGGGAATTGAACGGCGCTAACACGCCGGGCGCGACCGCAGGAGATCAAATTCGTTTAATTCGTCCGGTCGATACCGTGGACAATGATATTACCTTGGCCAATGCGGACTGGATTGTGAAAATTAATAATCATTATCTCAATGCCGGAATTGTCGGAGTCGGCGTCTAAAAGGAGAATTACATGAACAGATCACAATTTAACAAATCGGTAGTTCCCGGTTTGTTCTCCTTTATGACGAGCGCATATCAAGAGCGCGAAGCAATCTATCCTAAGATTGTTACGATGAAAACATCGAGGAGAGCATACGAGGAATCTGCCTACTATGCCGGGTTAGGGCTTTTCCCTGAAAAGCCGGAAGGCGAGCCCATTGCGTATGATGATTTTATTCAAGGGCCGACAAAACGCTGGACACACAAAACTAATTCTCTTGGAATTCGCATTACAGAGGAAATGATCGATGACAGTTTGTATCCTGATATTCCTACTGAAATGTCGCAAATTACTGAGGAATTGGGGCGTTCCGCACGTGAAACAATGGAAGTTTTAGTCAATGACATTTATAATGGCACGACTAAAACGGCGGGTGATGGTGTGGCTATTTTTTCAGCTTCCCACACAAAATTAGGAGGTGGTACATACGCGAATCTTTTGTCGCCGGCGGCGGATTTATCCGCATCGTCTTTGCGGCAAATGATTCAAAATATGGAAACCACAACCGACGATCGTAGTCGACAGCAATTAATTCGTCCGAAAATTTTGATGGTTCATCCGTCAAATGAATGGACTGCGCGTGAGTTGTTGAATTCCGCGTATGATCCTGAATCGGCGAACAATGCTGTTAACCCCTTACAATCACGCAATCTTCAATTGTTAGTAAATTATTATATGACAGATGAGGATGCGTTCTTCTTAATTGCGGAGAAAAATCCGGTGATTATGTTTAATCGTCGTCCGACTAAATTCGCCAAGGATGGTGATTTTCAAACAGGCGACGCATTATTCAAATCATCGTTTCGTATGTCTGTAGAAGTTAATTATCCGGTTGGAATTTTCAAATCGGCGGGCGTATAAGTAGTTGGCACTATTAACTTTATGGAAAGGGGGAGGCGACCACATGCGCTGAACCCTTTCCATAGACATGTGGAGGTTGAAATGCCGTATAAATATAAGCAAGATTTTCTGGCGTATCGTAAAAGAACACGTGAACGTCATAAGGAATTGAGTAGAGAATCTTATTATCGACACCGAGAAAGTCGTTTGAGGCGTATGAAAATATACGCTTTAAAGAATCGCGATAAGATTTTAGCGTATCATAAAAAGTATTGGAAAAACTACTATCCCGAAGTTAAAGAAAAAGTAAAAGCGTATCAGGCCGATGGGTACTTAAAAAATTGGAAAAAACAACACGAATATAGTCGAAAATATAAGCAGACGGAAATAGGTAAGAAGAATCATTGTGAAATAGCACGTAAGGATCGTATTAAGCATCCTTTACAACATCAAGCGCGTTCAGCCGTAGCACAAGCAGTTCGAAGTGGTCGTTTAATTAAAAAACCATGTGAAATTTGTGGGAGCATGGAAAAAATTGAGGCGCACCATAACGATTATCGTAAAAAATTAATTGTGCGATGGTTGTGTGCTTATCATCATAGAGTCGTTGAAGGAAGGGCTAAAATATTAACCGGGTAAAGTTGAGTGTCTATTCTCAACGCTGTCGATGTAAAGACATCGAGAGTCCTACAGAGAAGGAGTTGTGTTAATGTCACCTCTTACTAATATTACAGCACCAAATGGATTGGCAGTCGGTGGAAATCCGATTTCGAATTCTGTTGTGACTACAGGGCAAGTGTTTTATGTGGATAGTGTTACAGGTTCTAATACGTATAAAGGAACGGATCCAAACCATCCGTTGTCAACTTTAGATTATGCCGTTGGTCTTTGTCGAGCATCTAAAGGGGACACGATTGTTGTAATGCCGTTGCACGCTGAAACTTTGGCGGGTGCCGGCGCGGTAACTTGCGATATTGCCGGAATTAATATCGTTGGTCTTGGTTCAGGTGCCCTGCGTCCAACCTTTACCTTTTCCACGACAGCAACAACATGGTTGGTTACTGCGGCTAATGTTTCCATTTCAAACATCATCACGAAAACAAGCGTGGACAGTCTTGTGGTAGCGTTCACAGTATCCGCCGCCGGCTGTACACTGAATCGTGTTGATTTTGTGGAAACAGCTTCAGTTCAAGCTTTAATTTGGTTGAACACGACTGCTGCCGGGGACGATTTGACAATTCAGAATTGTCATCACGTACAAGCGGCGGCAGGCGCGACGAAATGGATCGATTTAGTCGGGGCTGATCGCGCACGTCTCATCGACAATTTCTTTGATGTGGACGGTTCCACGCATGTTTTAGGCGGAACGACTACCGCATCATTGAATGTGCTTGTAAAAGGAAACGCGTTTTATCAACGCGCTAACGCGGCATCCGTTATTATGCTGGCGGCAAGTACGGGTTATTTTGTGGGTAACCGATCGTTTGCCCCTGCTAAAACTGCTCTCGCAGGCAGTTTTGCTTTAGCGGATTGTGGTGGCGCGGAGAATTACGCGAGCAATACGGTTAATACCAACGGTATCTTGGATCCCGTTGCGGACACTTAATATTTAGAGGAGAGGGATTAATTTCTCTCTCCTCTTTTACCAACGAGCGTCGTGCATGGCTAAGAGTCATCCATCAGAGCTACGCGACTGTGATCGTTGTGGGTTTACGTATCGAAAGGATAATCTCAAGAATCAGCAAGGGATGCACCTTTCAGATGACTGTTTTGATGACATCCGCCGTATAGCGAGAATAAAGACCCGGTTCAGCTCACCGAGAAGTAATAGCACAACAGTCGATGCGGTCACTTCTCCTACGACGTTTAGTATCACAGCAGGAAGTGGCGTTAATGTTTTAAGCAATTCTACGACCTTCACTCGCGAAGGAACGCGGACGACGTATTTCATGTTGGTCGTCGGGAGTGGAGGGCCTGTCAATATTACCGCCGATCCCCAAATCATAGCCGGTACTAACGGCGCCGTATTAACTTTAAAAGGCACATCCGATACAAATACTGTTCAATTAGATGATGGCACGGGCCTATTGCTTTTTTCTGGCTTGTCTATGATCTTGAAGAACACTGATGTGATAACACTGGTTTATACTTCGGCGGACGCCCTATGGCGTGAAGTGAGCCGCATCAAAGGAGGGTTTTAATATGGGACGTCACGGAGGAGTTTATAAATTATGGACGGCGAAAGCCATCGCGATATCTTCTACCGAAACATCTGATGCTATTCCGATTGAAAAAGCCACCGCATTAGCGCTACATGTGACTGCTCTTACGGGAACTACGCCGGATGTGACATTTACGTATTCGTTAAGTAATAGTAGGGATGGTACTTTTGTGGTCCCACTAAGTCCGGTTACAATTAAGGCAAGCGCCGGAGCAGCAGATATCCATGATTTTGCTCCGGAATTTGGAAAATGGATAAAGATTAGGGCGACAAACAATAGTGGTGCGAATATCGCAACTCTTACCGCTGAATTAGCTATTCAAGAGGATTAATATGGGGTTCGCGTCAGGGCCGTCGGAAGAACGACAAGAAAAAAAAACGATTATAAAAACAGAACGGGTTATTTATGAACCGAAATATGTCGAACAGATTATTGCTAAGCCGGTGTTTAAAGAAGTCGAAATTGAACGTCCGGTATTTAGAACAAATGTTCGATATGTGGAAGATGTTCGGGTTGTGGAGAAAGAAAAAGTCATTGAAGTTCCACGGGTTGTTTTTAAAGATGTGGAAGTTATGCGCCCTGATTTTAAAACGGTGGAAGTTACGAACGTCGTAATTAAAGATGAAGAGCGTGTTGTTTATCGTGATGTGATTAAACCGCGATATGTTGAAGAAATCATTAAGATTCCGGTTGTAAAATATGTTGAAGTCGAGAAAATTATTGAGGTACCGCGTTTTGTGGATGTTCCAATTGAGCGTCCGAAATTTGTCAGTCGTGAAGTGGATTTGGTGAAACCGAAGTACGTGTGCCAAAAATGTGGGCATGAGGTGGATTAATGTTCCAGCAAGTCATACAAACGAAAGAAGTTGGTGGGAATCCGGATTATTATTCAAACCCAACAACAACGACGTTGTATGTGTTGAAAAGTTTCAGCGGATTGATTTCCAGTTTGTGTATTAAAAATGATTCGACGACGGATACCGTTCAATTTTCTTGGGATGGCGCGACGTTGGCCGGGGATGTGAAACCAAGCGAAACGATAGAAATTAAAACGGATCAACGCACTGGCATTTATATTAAAGCGACTACCGGCGGCGGGTTAGTACGTATTTGGGGGTGGGTAGGTGTTTAATCAAGTCATACAAACGAAAGAAGTTGGTGGGAATCCTGATTATTATTTAAGCACAACAACCACAACGTTGTATGCGCTTAAATCATTTGGCGGGTTGCTTTCTACAGTCAGTTTGAAAAATGATCATGCTACAGATCCTATTCAATTTTCATGGGATGGTGCCACATTAGCCGGCGATGTGAAAGCAGGAGAAAGCGTCAAAATTCATATTGATCAACGTACAGGAATTTATGTTAAGAGTACAGCCGGCGGAGCAGCATTTCGCTTATGGGGCTGGAATAGTTTAAGTAGTTTAAGCATAGGGAGTGGTAGCGGCACGCCGGGCGGAAGCGACACTCAAGTCCAATTTAATGATGGCGGCGTTTTTGGCGGGGATGCGGATTTTACATGGAATAAAACAACGAATATTTTAACTGCCGGGACAGTCCGGCCCGTTACAGATAATCTTTATGATTTAGGCACTTCAATATCAAGTTATAGAGAATTATTTGTAGATAATGATGGGGGTGTCGGCATAGCTTTCCCCACCGCACGTGGTACTGGAGCAGGTACAAATTATACTATTAATGTTGGCGGCGGTTCTGTAGCGGCAGATGGCGCAATAGTTAATAATTTCACTTTGTTGTTTGATGACGTTGATGTCGGTTCAACCGGACAAAATAATGTGATCATTGCTTTAGGCGGAAGTGATGTTATTGGAGCGGCTCCCGGAAACAGCCTCCAAATTAATTCAGACATAGGCGGCTCTATTGGGGTAGTCGCATTTTCAACAGTATTGGACGCATCATTATTTGCGCCAACTATTTCTTGGAGTTTATCTGAATCGGGATTAGCGGTTGGGCTTGATTTAGATTTAGATAATTCTACAACAGCGGTTGGGAATCCTTCTGCGGGGTTTGGGAGCACCGGCAAAGATATTACGTATAGTTTAAACGGCGTCAAGTTTATGAGAGCAGGCACACACAATACTTTAGAATTTATGAGCTTTGACCTGCCTTATTCCTTAACCCTTAATGCCGCTAATTATTACTTTCTCCACATCAAAGATACTTTTGCTATGGTCATATCTTCCGGAGCAAGGACAACAAGGGCTCAAGTGGTAATTGAACCGCCGAATATTTCTATTACAGGCGGTTCTTTGGTTAATGGAGTTAGCTTATATGTTGTCAATGCACCGACAGAAGCTACGAACAATTATGCTATTTGGTCTGACGCTGGGTTTAACCGCTTAGATGGAAACTCCGTTTTTGGAGGTACAGTTTTACCAACAGCCAAGATTCATATAGCCGCAGGTACGACAGCCGCTTCTACCGCTCCAATTAAATTAACTTCTGGTTCTTTAATGACGGCTTCAGAAGTAGGAGCTTTTGAGTTCCTAACAGACGATATTTATTGGACGATAACCACTGGAGCGGCAAGAAAGATAATCACGCTTAATGATATCGCATTAACATCTGGACGTGTTCCATTTGTTACGACGAATGGAAGACTGACGGATGACTCTGACATGACTTTTGCGACAGATACATTAACAGTCACTAAACTGGTTGTCGGTGGCGGGGCCACACTTACTCAAATTACGGCTGGAACTTATACTCCGACCCGATCAGCTGAAACGAATTTAGACGCCAATGTGACTATGACTGAAGCCCAATTTATGAGGGTAGGAGCAACAGTAACTGTTTCCGGAAGATTTACTGCTGATCCTACATTGACCGCAACGGCCACCAGTTTTGAAATTACATTACCCGTAGCATCTAATATTGGAGCGGTAGAAGATGCGGCGGGTGTGGCATTTTGCGGAGCTATTGCTGGTATGGGCGCTGAAATAATCGGAGTTGTGGTAAATGATACAGCTAAAATCCAATGGGTAGCGAGTGATATTACAAGCCAAACTTGGAGTTACACATTTACTTATCAAGTTATATAAGGAGAAAATGATGCCGCCGTTAAATCAATTAAATGTTAAAAGCAGAATCGAAGACATCTTTATTAAATTAGCCGCTCCTGTTACTGATCCAAATACAGGGGACACAACATCATATGCTCTGCAAAGGACAGTTTTTATAACTGATATTAATGGGGTGGAATTTATCGTACGAATTGATCAGATTCCGATTCAAAAAGATGAAACGATAGCGGTTCTAAAAGCGCAAGAGAGTAATTTTAAAACCAAGTCGGTATCTTTGGAGGCTATTTAATGTCTTGGGACGGCACGGAACGTAGGAAAACTGATTGTCTTGATCATGATTTATTAATTCGTATTGATACAAATTTAACAAATTTCATGGATAAATTTATAGCGCATGTGTTGGAAGATAAAACAGCGTTCATAAATCAGGATAATCGAATTAAAAATATTGAACGTGTTGTATGGGCGGCAGCAGGATTATTATTTGCTGTCGAACTTATATTGAGGTTTATAAAATGAAAAAATCTGAAATTTTATTTATTAGTTCATTACTTATACCATTGATCCCAGCTTTTATGATGGGCAAAGCGGGATACGGCTGGTATTATTTTTTAACTCTTGTAACATTTTATGCTTGTTTCGGTTTATATGAATTTTTGTCGGTTAAATATCGAAAAGCCAGCATATCACAAGATTTAGGAAAACTGCACAAGGATAAACCGGTAATTTTCTGGGCAATTGTAGCGACGTATGGTTTAATGTCCGTCGCTTTAATCATACATTGGATCAGCATGTAAAAGGAGGATTAAAATGGACATCTTAACAAAAGTAGGGGCTTTTCTGGATGGAAAAAAAGCGTACATTGTATCTATTTTAGTTGGTGGGATAGGATTGTACATGGCTCTGAATCCGGCGTTTGTTATTCCCGAATGGGTGTGGGCGTTGCTGGGAGCGGCAGGATTAGGAGCTGTTAGATCCGCTATTGGAAATAAATAATGATCAAGCTTATTACGATTCTGCTGGAAATTGCGTGGACTTTTATTAAAGGCGCCGTAAAGCAGAACGAAGAGGAGAAGGCCAAACGTGAAAAGCTCACACTTGAAGCAGATGAAGCTTGGAAGTCTTCTGATACTCGCAAGTCTGTTGACCATATGTGGTCTAAGTTGCACCGCAAATAGAGTACCGGTTACAGTGGTTAATTATAATGATTCGGAGTATTACGAAGTTGAAAAAGATGGTGAAAAGTATCAATGTATGAATGAGTATTACGTGCGACAAATTATGCAAGCTAAAATTCAGCAGATAAGACCGCAATAATGGCAATTACGTGGACAAAACATTGGGTCGCCGGCGATGACGGCACGATTTTACGTGCCTTAGATCTCCGTAATATCCAGGATGATATTGACAATGGGGTGGGCAACGCTACTTCTATTCAAGGGAAAGCTGTTGTCGCCCCACTGGTCGGTAATGATGGGCAGGTATTGTATTATGATCACGGGAACAGTCGATTTACGTATAAGAGTGTTGTTGATACGACTACAAATCAGACGGTTGCCGGTATTAAAACGTTCAGCAATATTATGAAGTGGTCAAAAGGTGCGGATGTCGCATCAACGGCGAGCATGACGTTAGGCGACGATGGTAATTTTTTTGACATTACAGGCACAACGACAATCACCAGCATTACGGCGAAGACTGCTGGTACAATCGTGATGTTTCAATTTGACGGCGCTTTAACTTTAACAGATGGAAGTAATTTAAAATTAAATGGTAATTTTTTAACAGCGGCCGAATCCGCCATACTCTTAGCCAGTGATGGTACAAATTGGTATGAAATTTCACGTACCAGTACGGGTGGCGCGACCAGTGGTTTTCAAGTATTTACAGCATCAGGATCTTACGCCGCTCCATCCGGCGTAGATAAAATTTTAGTGACGGTTGTGGGCGCGGGAGGTGGGGGAGGCGGCGGAGATTCAGATCAAGGCGCTAATGGTTATGGGGGAGGCGGCGGCGCCGGGGCAACTATTTATAGACATCTGTTTAAAGTCACTGCTGGAAATTCATATACTGTAACGATCGGCACTGGCGGTACAGCGGGAACAAGCGGCCCTACGGGAAGTAATGGTACGGCCGGCACATCTTCATCTTTCGCAGGGGATACTAAACCTACAAATTATACAGTGACCGCTGCGGGCGGTAGTGGCGGTGGTGGTGCGGCAGCCGGATTAGGCGCCGGCGGGGCGGGCGCAGCGGGAAATACGACTCTTAATGCGTCTGGCGCATCACGAAGTTCACCGTATGCTTATGCTGGAGGAAATGGTGGCACGCCAAGTGGGGGCGGGCCTGGCGGAGCGGGTGGTAGTACATATTTAACACTCGGCTCATTGGGAAATATTAGTGATGGTACACGATCAACCGATGTTCCTGGTGTTCATGGCACCGGCGGAGGTGGTGGAGCGCCATCTACGGAAGGCGTGGCAGGTAATGGGGGTAATGGTATTGTTATCGTAGAATGGTAAATAAAGGAGTTTAAATGGGGAATCTTGCTGCAACCATACCGTTTACTGAACTTTACGAGCGTCTTTTAACAATGGCGCGAATTGATACACCAAACAATGAAGATTTTGCTAAGGGCATAATTAATGACGCTTATGTTCGTGTATTACCACGCATTGAAGATTGGCGGCCTATTACTGTCGACTCATTTATTACAATGGTAGCGATGTATAATACCGGCACTGTAGCGGCCACAGCAGGAAGCGCGACGATTACGGGTACTGGAACTACGTGGACATCTGCTATGACGGCTACGGATGGGTATAAGATCAAGATCGCGGGTAATGATAACATATACACTTTTACGTATGTGTCGGCGACATCAGCGATAATTTCGCCGGCGTTGTCAGGCGCTACAAATATTACTGGACAGGCGTATACGATTTTTAAAGATGAATACCAATTGACGTCAGATTTTGACCGGTTTTTGAAAAATGGATCGGTATATGTGTATTCTGGCGGGCGGATCAATGACATTATTGAAGAGCTTCCGAAGGATCGATTCCAAGAAGAGTTCGTGCCGGAAGCGCAAGATCCGATTCGTTGGGTGATGTTGACGCGTACGCACGCGACGACTGGTTATCGTTTAGTGCGCGTTAATCCACCGCCTAAAACAGCGTACGTATATCCGTATGAGTATGTTCAAAAGATCACGCCATTAACGGAATATAATACCGGTACTGTAGCTGTGACGACGGCGAGTCCAACGGTCACTGGAACCAGCACATCCTGGAGCGCGAATGTCGCTGTGGGGGATTACTTCCGGATTGACGCGAATGGCATTGGGGATTCATCGAAGTGGTACAAGATTACGGCGGTGGGCAGTAATACATCATTGACTTTAGAAACAAACTTTGGTGAAGCGACATCCAGTGGTGAGGCGTATTCTATCAGTAAAATCCCAACAGCGTTTCCTTCGGAATTCCACGAATTTATTTTATATGAAGGCGTGTCAATGGTGACGGGGGAACAAAGTGATCCTAACGCCACAATAACGATAGCGCGGCGCAATGAGATTCTTTTGGATTTAAAAAAGAATTATAAATCACGCCGAACGAATGTGCAGTTTGGAGTGGATGACGATGGGTATCGGTAAACAATTATCGACGTTTCAAGCAGAAGAATTTTCCGGCGGGTGTAATTATCGGCCTGATATTACGGAATTGAAACCGAATGAATCTCCTAACGCTATTAATGTGGTGTTTGATAGGGAAACGGTATATAAACGTACGGGTTACGAAAAATTGAATGCTACATCTGCTGGAACGAATGATTATGGATATGGGTTGTTTGATTTCGGCATTGAAGGAACGGGGCGACTTTTGGTCGCGCATTTTGATGATGCGGTGTATAAAATGGCGAATTTAGACGGTACTTTAACGTCTATTCGCACATCGGCGCCGGCGGTCAAATCGTATAGCGCAAAGGTAAAAACGTCTTTAATCCAGTGTTATGAGAATTATAGCGCTGAATATTATTGGGATGGAACTTCGTCTACAATGGCCGTGTTATCCGCGTCTGCTCCAGGATTTAAGTATCCGATTGAATTTCAAGGTTATTTATTGGGCGGAAGTATCAGCAGTTCGCGGTTACGTATTTACTATGAAGATATCAACACAATGATTGGCGGAGCGTACGCTGATTTTTTCACGTTGCCCGGTGGGCGCGATGATTCAATGACAGGGTGGTTCATTCTTAATGGGCGACTATACGCTACGACTAAAACGGCTATTCATCGTATTAGTTTTATTGGCGGCGCGGCAGTGTTTGATGATAAAGAAGTGGTGTCTACGACAGGTGCGGTGCCTCGCACAGCGCGAGTTATTGTGACGAATGATTTTGGTGAAGTGTGTTTATTTCTCGGATACGATAAGAATTTGTATCTTTTTGACGGATCTGTTGTTCGCGTTGTGTCTGAGAAATTTCGTTATGCGAATAATGAAACCCCAATCGCGTTAGATTTATTGGATGATACGTACATTGAAGAATCGCATGCTGTGTACGATACTATTCGTCAGGTTTACAGGCTGTGCATTACGAAAAAAGGTGAAACGCTAAATAATTATGCGTTAAATATCGATGCGCGTACGTTAGCATATTATCCGTTTGATAATATGACGTTTTTATCGTCGGAAATCGCGCGGGATAATGTCGGTCGGCGATATCTCATCGGGGCTAATTATGCGGGACATTTAATGAAAATGTTTATTAATTCTAATCACGATGATGGCGAGGTTATTATTGAAAATTATGAAGGCGCGCCGATTATATTCGGGGCATCACGCGTGTATAAAAATCAGGATTTAGGATTGTATTTTAATCCGGTCGCGAATTATGAGTTAATCCTGGAAGATCGCACAGATTTTGACAAGACGTGGAAATCCAGAGATACGCTGCCGATGCGCGATGTGAAAGATCGATTTCTCGGTGTTAGTGATGTGTTGGGCAACACGGCTTATTTAGGCAGTGAAGTTGAGGTTTTACGGCACGCGGTGCGTATTCCTGTAACACAGAACGTGTATCGATTTCGTTTGCGCAGCGGAGGCACATCCGGCCTTCAGTGTTCATATACTACTGGAACCGTGGCGGGTGCTGGCGGCGGAACATCCGTTACAGGCACTGGCACGGTGTGGACATCAGATATGACATCTGTAAATGGATGGAAGATTTGGGTCAAGACGGGAACGCATCTTAATTATGTATATAATTTTACGTATGTGTCAGCCACATCTGCTACGGTGAGCACGATGCAAGGAACGTCGCCCGCGAATGATTTTACCGGAGCAAGTTATGAGGTGTTTCGTACGGGGCACGCGGCGTGTGGTTTAGGATGGGAGCTGCTCAAAGTGGAGTTGTCCGGCCAACCATTGACAGTTGGTCGCGCGGAGTCGTTACGATGAAAGTTCAAGACAATGATTTAAGTAAGGAATCGCTCGGCATTCAGGAGTTTGCGGAAGACACGACGAATATTTTGAATAACGGAAATTATGAGGTTCAAACGACGAATTCAAGTTCCCCGGATTTTGACGCGCCGCAGGAGAGTGTTTTAGTTTTATCGGTTTTTGGCGCGCAACGCAGATTGTACATATCGTATTTAGGCAGTTGGTATTATACGTCTTTAACACTTTTATAATATGGCGATTACGTGGACTAAAAATTGGACGGGAAGTGATGATGGCTCTATATTACGCGCGATTGATCTGCGCAATATTCAGCTTGATTTAGCAAATGTTTTACAGACGTCAGATTTAAGCGTGACGGTGCAGGCCTACAGCGCGACGTTGTTGGCGCTGGCGTCGTCGCAGAATTTAAATCCTGCGAATTGGGTGCGTAACGGGGCAATGGATGCGTTTACTGGAGCGAATCCGGACAATTGGACGGCGGGCGGCGGCGGTACGCATGCGCAAGAAACGACCATTGTGCGTATCGGCGCGAATTCGATGAAATTAACATCTGACGCGGATGGTAGTTTTTCAACACAAACGGTAGTGACGACGATTTCAGCGACTGCAAACGCGTATCTGCGTAGTAAAGTCGTGACCTTAACGGCGCAGGTATACGCTACAGAAGCGAGCGTAGCCCGGATTCGGGTGGATGACGGGATTACCGTAACCAACAGCAGTTATCATACCGGTACAGCCGGATGGGAAGAACTTAGCATCAGTCCGACTATTGGGCCTACGGCGACGAAATTGGACGTAGTGATGGTGGTTGATGGGAATACGAAGATAGGATATTTTGACGCGGTACGTTTAAATATGGGTTCGTTAAAATGGCAGTTTACCCGGCATAAAGGAGACAGCACAAATCCATGAAACCTATGAACGAATATTCGACTACTGATTTAAAGGCAATGGCGTTTGATTGCTCACGTGAAATTCGTCTATTGGAACGAAAATTGAAAGAGATTTGTACTGAATTAATTAGGCGAAATGAACTGGTTAACGATGTGGAAATTGTGCCGCCATCGGAGCAGGACATACCGTCTGGTTATTGCGGCAATCCCACCATCATTGATGAGGGCGTTTGATGTACGAAATAAAAATTTTAACTGATTTAGATTTTGATCAGCTTCCGTACAAATACGCGAAAGAAGCGTATGGATTAGCGGATCCAAAGACGAATCGCGCGTATGTGCGTATGACGGGCAATCGTCGCTTTGATCAGGGCACGCTTGAACATGAGCTGGATGAGCTCATGCAGAAGGTGTCCCCGCATGAAGAGGATGGGATACGATATAAAAAGTTTTTTAAAGATATCGTTCTTCATCCTCCTATTCGTGATCTTATTAGTGGAGATTTCAAAAAATTTGGAAAAACCCTTTTGACTCTCGCATCGATCATTCCGTCTCCGATTCAACCGTTTGCGATTGCGGCTAATATTGGATTTACTGGACATGATATTGCTACACGTGGATTTCAACCAACAGATATTCTTAGTCTGGCTGGCCCAGCATTAGGAGCGCTTAAAGGATTTACTGGAGCTACCGGAAGTTTCGCTAATGCTATTAAAGGTGCGGTCGGATTGCCTTCCGCCGCTGCTTCAGCGGGTACAGGAGGACTTAAAGGCGCGCTTTCAGCGACTGGTGGCATATCACCTAATATTTCTAATTTTGGTGGGCAAGCACGGACATTCGCACCTATTAATTTAGATACGGCTTTCGCGGCGACAAAATCCGGGGCGGGAGGAATTTCCGGGACATTAGCGAATTTATCTAAAGGTGGGGTTTCTGGAACAATATCCAACGCGGCACGAAGTGGTATTTATGATAAATTATTTAATGTCGGCCAGCCTCAACCGTCTTTTACAAGTAATTTACAACAAGGCGTTCGTACCGCGGGACGTAATTTAGCATCTAATACGATTCAAAATTTAATTACGTCAGGGTTCGGTCAAAGTTCACAGCCGAGTCAAGCGTTCGCTACAGCCGACGCTGCAGGAGGTTTAGATTTAAGTCAGGGCGCGCTTCAACGTTTTGGCGGTGAAGCGTATAATCAGTTCCAGAATTATACCGGGGAAGATACAAATCCGATTTTTAATCAAGAGCGGTATGATCAGGGCATCGGCGCTATTGACGCGAATTATCGTAAACGGTATCGTGATATTTTCGATCAATTCCGCGGCCAGTCCGTTGAAGGCAATACCGCATTTCAACGTTCATTGGCTAATTTAGAGAGGAGTACGTTCGCGGAGAAAGACGCGTTCACGCGCGAAGCGGATGAAGCTAACCGGCAACAAGTTGTGAAAGCCAAATATAATTCTTTGAAACGTCTTAACAATTTATCTGACGCTAAGATGCGTGAGTTTATTCAATTGTCCCAAAAAGGCGATGATGACATTTATCAGCAAACAGGCATGAATCCTTCGGAATTTAAAAGTATCTTTGAGGGTTTGGGGGCATTCGCGTGATCCTTACGGATGAAAAACAAGCGTACTACGCGCACATGTTGGAACATAATCGCGGATTTTTAATTCAGCATCAAGGCAAGTTGACTTTACTGGTGACGTATTTATTGGGGGACGACGATGAAAAATATTTACATCACCGCGTGCCGTGGGAAATTATTGACGATGATCCGTCAGGCACGACGATGTATATCGACCAGTGTATCACCGATAAACAGGCGTATCGCACGTTATTGGGAGAATTGGATCGCGTCATGCGCGCGGTGAAACACGATTATTCACAAGTTCAACGCGCGAAGTGGGTACGCGTCGGGGCGCAATTTCGAAAACATAACACATTAGAAGGAGCCACACGCCATGTATACTGTAAAAATATTAAGTGAAGAAGAATTTAACAAATTGCCGTATAAGAAAGCGAAAACGTCGTTGGGATTGGCGGATCCCGCGCGTAACGTCGCGTATATCCGGGATACGGGGTATAACGATATTACGAAGTCTACGATCGGGCACGAACTTGATGAATTATTAGCGAAGGTATCGCCGCATGAAGAAGACGGGATACGTTATCTAGATCTGGGTAGTTTTTTTGGTAATATCGGCCGTTTCGCCAAGAGTGTGGCGCGTCCAGTAGCGCAAGGCGTTGGAAAGGTCGGTAGTTTTTTAAGCAGCCCGTTTCGCACAACCGGTGCGCCGAACGATTTCAGTATCTTTAAAGGCGCGACATATCCCCAAGGCGTTCAAAATGTGTTTCAGCGTTTCACATCGCCGCGCGCTTCGCCGTTAACAGCAGGTGCTGCTGGAAGTGCGCCACAGTTTAAAATGCCAACATTGAACATTCCTTCGTTTCAAAAGTTGGGTACGCCGGCGCAACAGCCTGCGCAGCGTTCCGCTATGGGAGGGATTTTTGATTCCTTTAAAGACGTCCTTCCCGGCGCGGCCGTAAGTATGTTAGGAAATTTATTCGCGCCAAAAGTCGAAGCGCCTGATTTTTCAGGCATTACGCAAGGTTTGCGCGAACAAGTTACGAATCCTGTCGGTAATGAGTTTCGCGCTTTAGGCGGTGATGAATTGCGGCGCATCCTTACAACACCGGTCGGTACGCCGCCAGAAGCGGCTTTTGCGCAAGGTGATATTTACAGCAATCGGCAGCTTGAAGATGATCTGAAGAATCTTCGTCAACAATTCAAAGCCGTTAATCCGGCGGCGGATGTTGAAGGTAATTCCGCGTATTTGCGTGAACAAGGCCGATTGACTGAACGCGCGCGCGAACAGCGTACCGCGGCGCGGGATGAGCTCAGTTTCGCGTTTGAACGTGAGCAGTTGCAGCGCCGTGTACAGGCCATGCAGGAAGCGTTAAATATCGATCAGGCGCAAATGTCACAACTCATCGAGTTGGCACAGTTGGATATCGGGCAAATTATGCTTCAGGCCGGTTTAACCGCGCAAGAAGCGATGCAAGTTAAAGAATTATTTGGTAATCTTGGCAGCCTACTTTATCAAACACAACAAAATGAAAAAGATCGACAAACATTTAAAGATGTTTATGGAGGGGCGGTCTGATGGCTATTAACCCTTTAGAATTTTTTCAGGTAGGACAACAACTCGGACAAGCGCGCAGTCCGGCGACCGGGCCGGGGCAATTTATTCGAAATGTTCTTGATCAAGCGCAGAAGCGTGGATTGCTTCAGGCTCAAACACAAGCGCAGTATGGCCCTGCGTTTGGTTTAGCTAAATATAAATCGGAATTAGAAAATCAGAATGTTCCTTCATATTTTGTACCTTCAAAAGGTGAACCGTATCGATTGCCGTTTGATATCCCTCGTAAAGCGCAAATTATTAAAGCACCTTCCGGCGGTCTGATGGATTTATTCGCCGGTTCAGCTTTTAATACTGACGCGACACCGGAAATAACATCAGAAGATCCTACACTTATACAAAAACTTATGGAATTATTACAACAAAAATAATATGGCTATTAATTTGGCGCGATTAGAACTGATTCGTTCGAGTCCTACTATAATGTCGAAAGTGGCGCGCTTACGTGCAAGTCCAACATATGAAACGTATTTTTCGCCGGAGCAGAAAGGATTTTTTGATCTTATTTTAGGTGAGCAATCTGCTCCGATTAATAAATATGCCGGCCCTTCTTTAAGTGAACGTCTGGTACCCGCGTGGCTCCAAGAGCCGGGTAAATTCGCTCCGACAGAAACAACGATTTATGGTACCGTGGCGCGTCCTGGAGCCGGGCTGCGCAACGTACTTAATCGCGTTATCAGTGATGTTCAAACTTCACGACAAACTCCACAATTTACTGCTGGTTCGCCGTTAGAATTTTTTGGGCGTGGCTTGGCGCAAGATGTCGGTGCGCTTGGTGAATCCCTTCAACGCAATCTGCCCGTTTCTCCTTTAGAGCCGTTTATTAATGTCGGCCCGCGAAGCGCGTTTACGCAAGGTTTAACATCACCGGGTAATGTGCCGTATCGTACAGAAGTGTCAAGCGCGATGCAGCCGACTGCTTCGACGCCGTTAGAATATGGAGCTAAACAGGCTTTATTATTTTTGAATGATATACGTAATTTAGCGATTGATACCGGTGTCGATCCGATAAGTTATTTAGGAATGCCGCGTCCACGACTTCGCGCGGCACCGAAAGCAGCACCGCTTTCATCTGCCGCGATGCGTGAGGTATTACGCCGGGATATCGCCACGATACGTCCGCGTCCAGAACAGCTTGAATTTGATTTTACTAAGCCTGCCGTGCCACAACCAGAAGAACAGTTGTTATTTGATTTCGCACAACCGGGACAGCCCGCATTACCAGATGAAAGCGCCGCGTATCAAGCGAAGTTGCGGCAAATGCGCCCATTCGGCAATCAGCCCGTGCCGCGCCTACTGTCGCCGGCGGAGCAGATACCTCTGCATCCAGCAAAAGAAGCGAAGCCGTTGGCTGCGGTGGTAAATGCGGAAGCGCGTATAGCGCAAATTGATCAGCAATTAGGTAAAAAATATCAATTTAAAAACACGAAAGACGCGGAAATATATGGGGAAGCTTTGCGTGATAAACCCAAGCTTATTGCTGACTTAGAAAAGCAAGCGGTATTGGCGCAAGAGAAAGCGGATCTGTTGCGTTTATTAGAACGGGATAGCGAAGGATATGCTTTTAGTACGGGGCAAAAACAATTTATTAATGAAGCGTTGAGCAAAGCGCGCGCGCCCATTATGCCGCCTAAAGTCGCGCCCGTTACGCCGCCTAAAGTCGCGCCGATACAGAATCCGCTTGTAGCGGCGGCGGAACAAATGACGAAAGAGCCGCCGATTGTTGTTGGAGCGGAAAAGATAAAAGTTAAGAAAGCGCCTAAAGCAAAGGCGGGTTTTCTTACAGCACTTGAAAAAAATAATGTAAAAAACTTATATGAATCAGTTGAACAAGAAATTAAACAGAGGCACGGAGAAGTAACCGAGGATACATTTGAAAGGATAAGCCAAAAAGCCGGAGAGTATGATGATGAATTCTTAAAAAAACATCCGGAAATATCACCTGACACTAATATTACTGTTTTACATGATCCTATAATAGGAGAAGATTTTGCTGTTGTGGATGAAGATTCTGGAAAAATAATAGAAGTGTTTAATAAAAAATTAGGTTTGAAGGCAAGTCTTCCCATCAAACCGCCCGCGCTTAAAGCGACGCTACCCATCGCGGAGCCGGAAGCAAAACCATTATTACCTGCCGCAGTATCACCGTTTGATCAGGTAAAAGCTGATATCGAAAGTGGGGCTTTCGAACAGCGCATCACAGTTGAACCGAAGCGAACGCCATTAAGTGTGCAATTAGAGAATCAACTTCGTAAGCGCGCGGCAAAGCAAGGTAATACGTATGAAGAACAGATCGTGGCGCAACGCGCGGACGCTGTGCGCCGTCTGCAAGCGGGAGATTTACCGCCTGACATGCGCAAAGCGTATCAAAATATGGTGCGTGAACTGGATAAATTAAGCGGACGTACACCGGAAACAGTCGTAGCCGCGCCTAAAGCAAAGCCTAAACCTAAAGTTAAAGCCGTACCGGTCGGTGAAGAAGACGCGGCGTTTGAAGAATATCTCGCGCAGTTAAAACCCGCCAAAGGTAAACCGACGTTACCCGGTCAGGAAGCGCCGGAACTTCCCGCGCCGGTTAAACCGAAAGCAGCCACGCCCACGCGTCCGGTTGAAGAAATGACGGCTGGCGAAATTTCAACGGAACTGAACACAGTACGTAAACAGCGCAGCGCGCTGCTGGAACGCGGTGAAAGAGCGGGGCTTACCGGTGCGAATAAAAAGGCGATATCAGAGGAAGTTAAACAGCTTAAGGCGCGTGAAGACGAACTTACTCAAGCGCAGATTTTTGGCGCCAAGCCAAGTAAGGGAAAACCGAGAAATATTTTAGGTGAAGAGCGCGGTTCGATTGAAACTGGTTTGGGAGGCGGCGCGGAAGACGATATCGAGTTTATTCGTGCAAATCTTCCTAAGCTCACACAGCTCGCGGCCCAACGTAAAATGTCGGTGCGCGGATATTTAGAGTCATTAACAAATGACGCTGGTGAACGCTTGATATCGGACGCAGTGATCCAAAGTGTGGTACCATCAACGGAAAAATTAGGCAATATCCAGTTGCGTAAATTTCCGGAAGAATCAGCACAGTTTGAGAAAGCCGCGGAAACCGCCTCGATATTAAAATCAAAAACAGTGATCGGAAGAAAAGAACGATTGGCGAATGTGCCGAGCGCGAAGCTGGATGAATTAACCACAGATATTTTAAGTTTAAATGATGATGAAATCGCGGCTATCGGTGATAATGCTATTATTGCTGTGAAGCAAATTCTTGCGATGAGCAAAGCGCGGGGCAAAGATATTGCTCCGGTCATGGATGATGTGATTAAAAATTTACGCAGTTATCAGCGCATCGGATCATTGGGTGGACGAATTTTGGAATCGCGCAAGAAGCCTCCGGATTTGAATGAAGCGTTGGGTATATTACGTGAACAATTAGCAACTGCGAAAGGCGCTGAAAAAGCGCGTCTCCAAGAAGGCATTGATCTTATTGAGTTAATGGAAAAAGAACCTAAAAGTGCGGACATGTGGGATGTGCTTATAGAATATTCCAACGCGAATTTACTTAGTTCTACGGATACAATGTTACGTAACTTCTTTGGTAACGCGCAACTATCGGTACTCAAAACGATAAATCGCTTTACGCAAGGCGCGTTAACAAAACTTTTTCAAGCAGCGAACGTTGGGTTGGGAGCGGTGTCGGGCGGCAAAGCTAAAATACCCCTTGCGCAAGAATCTTTCTTACGTGAAGGTGTGGAAGAAATAAAGTCGCTTTCATCAACAATCGGTCGCGCGACGCGCTATGCTGGTTTCTATTTGCGCCACGAAGATGATTTAACCGTGCTTCGAGATCTTAATGCGCGTATACAAAAATTAGAACAAACACATCCTGTTCTATCCGCCGAAAAGAAAGCGCGAGCGCGTCAATTACGTGAATTAAATCGTGATATAGCGTATATTTTGAACAAAAGAAATGTAACCAAAATTGACGATATTACTGTGCGTCCACGAGCTATTACCGGCGAACTGGCTAAAAAATTAGGGGCGTCAGAAGGCGTGCAAAAAGCAGTAGATATCGCTGGGAAAATTATCCGCTTACCATACCGTCCAATCAAAGCCGGGGACGAGTTTTTTGGTTTATTAAGCAGTGACTCTACACGCGCCGCACTGGCGGTACGCAATCTGCTTAAACAAGGAATGGAGCACCCAAGCAATCGACAGGTATTGAAAGAAATGCAGAAATTACCATCTGAGCAATTGCGGGAAGCCGAGGCGGATCGCTTAGAATATACGTTACTACGACAGCTTGGGCCCACCGGCAAGCAGTTTGTAGATTTAATGAACAAATTTAAAGTGTCGCGTTTGTTTATACGGTTCTTCAACACGCAGGTTAATCTGGGTAAACTATTTGTCGATCATAGTTTATTGGGAATAGGCAACGTCATTGCCGAATCACGTAAAGCGGGTGGTCTTGATTTAAAGCAGTTAGCGAAAGTCGTTAATGGCACGCTCGGTACTGCCGGTATATATTTATGGATGAAGAACAATGATGTTGATATTCGTGCTTCGGCCAAAGATCGAGCACAGCGCGAAGCATGGAATAAGCAGGGTTATCCGGAAAATAGTATCAGATTTAAAGATGGTAAGACAGTGAGCTTTACTAACAACGCGCCGGCATCATATTTCTTCGCGACTTTGGCGGCACTGGGAGAATTCGAAAAATCCAAACAACGCGGCATGCCTACGCCACAAAATATAAATGATACGATTGGACGGTTCACAAAAAGTATTTTGAGTGAAAGTTATTTTGATACGCCACGGCAATTAGTTAATTTATTCGAAGATTTAAAAACACCCAAAACAATTTATGACAATGAAGGAAATGTGGTGTCAGTGCCGACGCCGATATCACGTTATTTCGATCGTTGGGCGGTGAGCGGTTCTGTGCCATTCAGCAGCCTGCTGCGTAAAACAACGCGTGCCGGTATTCCAGGCGTGCTTGAAGGTGATGTGACCGTACGCAATCCGCAAAATATTCGTGAAGAATTCAAAGCCACATTACCCGGTTTATCACGTACTGTACGCCCGCGTTTAAATTGGGATGGTAGTGAGCAGCGCCGATCAGAAGAGGGCTTTTTACCGATCCCATTCGGGAGAGCGCCATTACGTATAACCAAACAAACCACTAACGTGTTAGATAATGAAATGGATCGGTTAAGACTTTATCCCGAACCATACGGCCCGGCAGCTAAAAATGTGTCGTTGACGCAGGATGAGCGTGATGATTTGACTAAGAAATATGGCCCCCGATTACGTTCTGTTTTAGAAAAAGTAGTCACATCTGAAGCATACACGAGTTTGCCGGATGTGCAACGTGATAAAGCGCTGCGTGCGTTTATTAAAGCTGCTTCTAATGTGGGGTACACGGAAGGATTCTTTAGAGCATTAGCGCGGTATAAACAAACACATGAAGGGCGGAAAGCTGTCGAATATTACTTTTTTAAAGGATTGAGTCCGCGACAACAGGAAGAGACTGTTTTTCCGCCCAGGTAGTCGCGCTTTTCGCAATGTTTACAGTGACAGGAACAGCAAATGTTGTGTGGTCTTCCATCAATTCCTTTACCGCACTTATTAGATTTTCTTCAGTATTATGTACTTCAATTATTAATTCATCATGGACAGAATGAAGTAAGCGGCTCTGGCAACCTTGCAGAGCTTTGTCGACTTTTATCATGGCCTGTTTTATGACGCCCGCCGCGCAACCTTGGACGATGTAATTAACTGCTTTATAAGCCGTATCTTTATCTGCGTAGTATTTCCGTCCAAACACGTCGAAGACATGCCCTCTGTCTAAAATAGTTTGCTGTACCTTCCACGTGAATGTGCGAACTTTCTGGTACGTATTGTAATACCGCGTGATGAATGCTCTGGCGTCGGCGTAGGTGTAATTTTTGTCGGGATATTCCCGGTTAAGTGTCATGGCAAATTTAGCCGCGCCTATGCCATAGATGATCCCGAAATTAAGGCGCTTGGCGATATCCCGTTTTTGCGGATCTACGTCGTCGAATAACGCTTTGGCGGTCAACGCATGCAAATCGCCGTTCGGTTTACGTAATTCTTCCAACATCTTCTCTTCTTTCGCGTAGTGCGCCATGAGGCGAAGCTCGATCTGTGAATAATCATAATAAACAAGGCTGTAATTAGGGCGACAAATGAACGCTTTGCGCAAATCAACGCTGAGATTTTTTGGGACGTTTTGCAAATTCGGCGAGCGGCACGACATGCGCCCGGTAACGGCGCCTGTCTGCCAAAGATCACAATGAATGACGTTGTCCGCGTCGCTCTGCTCAATGAGCGCATCGAGATACGTGCTTTTCGCTTTGGTCAGTTCGCGGTATTCAAGAACATACGGTATGATGTCGTGCTGATATTGATCTAAATGATATTCATCCAGTTCCGGATTGCCTTTCTCGGAGAAACTCTTGCATGTCAGCCCTTCTTTTTGAAACAAAAATTCACCGAGGCTTCTATTACTCAAGAGGTCAACGTCAGGATATTCAATGGCGGTATGGGTTTCGATCTCTTGCAGACGTTTGGCGCAGCGTTGCTGCTGTTCGATGCAGAACGGTTTGTCAATAAGCATGCCGCGTGTCTGCATGCGCGCCAAAACCGGCAGAAGCCGCATTTCCATTTTATACACAGGGTCTTCCAATACGCCTTTTGAACGGTAAAAATTAAAAAGGCGCCATGTGATGAGCACGTCATTGATGGTATACGGACGCATGATATCTTCAGGCACAAGCGAATAGTCCGTGATCTTGTGTTGTTTCATGTATGTTTTTAAAATCATTTCTTCTTTAGGTTCAATGCCGAGATATTTCAAGGCTAAATCTTTTAATTTCTTGCTTGGTTCTGTCGGATTGAATATGTGCGCGGCGATAAGCGTGTCGTGCATGGGGCCGCCTATCTTCATGCCGTACGTCGCTAACATAAGAATTTCAAACTTCAAGTTGTGCCCGATAATCTCGTTCGAAGGGATCATCAATTCCATATCTAAAGGAATAAGGTTATCTTGTCCGACACGTAGATAGCGCGTCCATTCATTCTCATCGCAGGTCGTGATGACAAACGGACGCGCGCCGAGGAACGAGTTCAACCCGTTTGTTTCCACATCAACACACATATAACTCATTTTAACCACCCCCAAATTTTACAATTTTTAATTTTATATGGAGTAGAATGCTCCAGATTAAAATTTTTCGATATTGTTTGACAAGACACACCTTGTTTTAATAACACACGAATTTTTCTAACATCTACCACGCTTAATTTTCTACGACCATTAATATGGTGTTTTAACATATCTCTCATATTCTGTGAGCGCGTTCCCCATCGTAAATTTTCTAAACGATTATCGGAGCGGCAATGGTTCTTATGTAGTGTTTCTTGATTTTTAAGTGCGGGGCCTTTAAAAGCCAACAATACTAATTTATGCACAAAGAATCTTTTTGCTTTATGCTGGCTCCAAAGATCTACGAGTGCGTAACCATATCTCGAATCAACACGTGATTTTATTAAGTGTTTGTATTTCCGTATACGGCTTGCTGGTGTTCCTCTGCGAATACGCCCACGATTTGACACTTCATAACAATTTAAATATTTTTTAATTGGGATCGGTTTCCAAATTTCACGCATGTTTTCCTCCTTTTGAATAACCTGAACTTGGCTGAATTTAGGGACGTTGCCTGCCGCCACGGTAGCGCGGGCGCAGATGCGTGGCTAAAGCGAACATGATGCGGCAAAAAGCATGTGCCAGATGATGCTCGCTATTATCCCGTTTAAGATAAAGAAAGAGGTGCCGTACGCCATGAGCAACATGGCCCTGTGTGTTGATATATCGCCAGTTGGTATCGGAGTATTTCTGGCTGCCCTCATAAAGCACTTGAGCAAGTGCCAGTAGAGCATCAGGATCGATAAGATCAAAACGATGGTTAATAGCACTTTGTTCTCCTTTCATCGATGAGTAGCCGGGGATTTCACTTCGTCCACACGCTTCCGTATTATGCGCGTTGAGCAGCCGCTGGGATGAGAAGCGCGACGTGCATTTTCGACATTTGTATTTAAGTTTAGATAATCCTGTACAAGACATCACTTATTCCTTTCCACAGCAAGAATATCGTTTATCGTAACAACAATATGTTTAATTCCTTGAAGTGTCACTTCGGTTTTACCGTGCGGATCGTAAACTACCATGTCCCCAATATCCACATCAGGAACATTATCCGCCACCGCTGTCACAATGCCGTACCAATTATTTTTAGGCGCAATGGATGGAATGACAAATTTAGTTATATACTGGCTGATTTCTTTTTCCGGTATAAGCAAGACTGTTTGATTAAGCATGCGCATTAGAATTCCGCCTTTCTTTGTTTGTTCGCGCCGATCTCTTCCCGCAAGATACGGATGAGCGCGGGGGTTTTGATATAATTTCTATAAAATTTCTTGACGGCATTATTTTTTATGAGCAGGTGCATGAAGTTCTTGGCCTGCCCGATGTCGCATCCCAGCAGATCTTCCAGATCACGCACATTGAATTGCGTCATGTCGAGGAATTGCGTCAGCATGTTATTCGTAAAGATCCCCAATTCTGTCCGGACAACGTCTTCATTTTTAATGTCAGATTCTTCACGCCGGTTCTTGCTCCACATATCAAGCCCGAAGAATTTGCTGTCATACTGATCATTAAGAAAGTTAGTGATATATTCCACGTGTTCCGGCAGGACAAGCACGCGAATGCCGTCCGGCGTGCTGAAGACGCGGCACGCTAAGGCTACGGCGAGGCGCGCTATTTTGAGTTTCTGTTCACTTGGATTAACGAGGGGAAATTCCGGGGAATATTTATCGTAGAGCTGTTTGGAGCAGGCGTATAGCGCGTCGAGCGCCGCGTTGTCAAAATAAATTTCATTCGCTTTACGACTCCACGCCCATAAGATAAGATTTCGGCAAAGTTCCGACGTATAAATATGAGGCAAGCGCGCTGTGGAGAGGGAATTGATCAGGTCAAAATCAACGTCATTCAATTCCAGAATTATGGCGAAGTCAAAGCGCGCTATGTCCTCCGGTTTACCGATAACATCTTTGATTAATTCAATTCCATTGTTGAAATGATTAATTGAAATAGGTTTCCGTGGATTCGACATCCAAACCAAACGGGTACGCGCGCTTGTTTTCTCAGTGTGTATCTTAGTGATTTCAGCCACTCCGGAACTTCGCACTCCGGACATTTGAGCGATCTCATCCGGCTCAATTCCAGAAACTTCATCAATAATGAGAAGTCGTCGGTCGTTAATAGGAATTTTTCCCCAAGTAATTTGCCAACGATCTCGTATCTGTTGCAGCCCTCCCACGAGCCCAGCGAACGAGCTATTCTCACCACCAGAAACAGTTCCGAGTTGGTAATGTTCCACCAGCCGTTGGGCAGTTTCAGTCTTACCGCAACGTGTGTCCCCCACAATGAGGGATTCCACGTATCCTTTTTTAACATGTCGTCCTCCTACTTTAAATTCTAATACGCTGTGAAAGGACAGGTCAATGGCTAAATGCAGATTTTGCCGTCCGTATATCTTGGTCACATTTACGGACAAATCCTGATAGATGTGTTCAAGCTTAGCGGTTAACGTTTCTAAAGACATTGAAACACCAGCAATTGCTTGATAATTTCAGGCGTTAAAATAAAATTATCCAGAGATGATTCCATTGGTTCGGTATCGTAGATCAAATGCACCGCTTCCTGGGTGTGTGAATTGGGGGCAGTAACAGCAAGAATGTCATAGTCCGCATTCACCGACATATGTTTGTTCAACGCGAAGACCGAGCGCATGACATAACGTCCCTCGTTCTGATGGTTGATCATCGGAATAACTTTCATTTCTTCCACGTATTGCGCGCCTTCAAAAAATATATCGTTGCGCGTGCAGCCTTCCGCGATGCCCACGATGTCGCGCACCGCGCTAAGTTGCTTGCTCTGTTCACAACCTAACAATCCTAAAAGATCCGGCTTCTTTTCATCTATCACAAGGTCGTGTGTGCCGTTGAATTTCTTTAATACGCAATGATCACACTTACGACCGTTATTCATGCGGCACGTGACGCGGACATGGCGCGGAATGATGTATGGGCTCAAGTCTTTACCGATGACGCGTACTTTCATCCGTACACGGCGATAAAAAAGCTCATGCTTGTATGAAGCGTTATAAAGGTCGCTATCATAAACTTCATCCGGAATTTCAACCAAACAGGGGGGTGTAAACTTTAAAAGTTTAGCGGTTTCAACCAGTGTCAGAAATTGTTCAAGCGTATATCCTTGATGAATGTAGTCGGTAAAATCACCATTGGGCGGTTCTGTAATAGGCAGGAGAATGTCCTTTAATTCTTTGACGTATCCCGTCAATTCATTCACTACTTTGCGCGCTCCTTCACGTCCGGCCTTATCTATGTCGTAACAAATAACGACGTTTTTATCCCGAAAATATTCATTCCATTCCGATTTCCACGTTCCAGCACCGCCGGTAACAGTAATTGCGTTTAGACCGATTTGGTGCGCCAACACGCAATCTTTTTCACCTTCCATCAGATACACGGTACTCTGCTCAAAGCTCTTCATTGGCCATAGAACGGCGCTGTTAAACCCCGGAATGCCGCTATATTTAGGATCTCCGTGCGGACGGTAGAATCGCAAATTCATTACGGTTTCGCCTTCTAATATAGGGAAGGTGAACGCATTGCCGTTCCAACCGAGATTGAAGCGCATGATCGTATCCAACGTGTAACCGGTCACATCTTGAAAGGATTTAAGCGCGGTGGGATTACCTAATAAGGTCTGATGATGCGTAAGGATTTCCAGGTAAGATACGGGGCAGTTACCGGGATCGTCATGCGCGGGACGCCCGCGTTTCTTTTTCTTATCGCCGCGCGCCGCGCCGGCGAGTTCTTCAGGCAGTTGTTGACGCGCGTCTTCAATTGAACCGCCTTCTTTAAGCGCGTAAAATTCCGCTAAGCCCCCGCCGGCGTGTTGTGGACATGACGGAACGTGGCATTTCCATGCACCAGTTTCCAAACTGATGCTGAATGACGGTTTTGTATCGGTATGGAAAGGGCAACGCAGATTCCATTGCTTGCCGTCAGATGATACGCTACCATCCCCATGCGCGAAATAGGAGGAATACCACGCTTTAATATCCATACCGCCCTCTTAGAATTCAGCTTTATTCGTGGCCGGTTTGGGCTCTTCTGATTCGCTTTCATATTCCACTTGCAGTTCTTCAAAGCGAGTGAAAGTTTGATACATCTGTTCAGCTTTAGCGCGTTCTTCCTCGGTCGACGGGCCGATCTTATTGACTTCGAAGACGTAGAATGTGCTGAATTTGTTCGTTTTAAGCGCGGGGGTAAGTTTATACTTGCTTATCCATACGTCTTGACCGAATTGTTGAATGGCGAGGGTATAGAATTTACGTCCAGCTTGGTAGGATGTGCGTGAAAACGGGGCTACGATAGGCATGTCCAAATCGCTTTCCAGTAGACACAGGACATTGATGTATTCCGTACAGAGCGGCTTCTCGTTATTCGCCCATTTGATGTCATCCTTAACGCGCGGATCTTCAGCGTTAAGCGTGCGATACATGATCCCCCCGCCGTGTTCACGTGGAAACCAGCGAATAAAATTCTTCTCAAAGCGCACTGGAATAACGTTGGTGATAGTGATTAATTCTTTCGTAACAGAGTTAATGAACGTTCCGGCCTTCGCTTGTCCGGCGATAACACACGGCGTAAGCGGGTGGGTTAATTCAATACGCGGGATGAGGAAGTCCTTCGCGCTTAAATTGCTGCTGAATCCTCGGCCAACGGCGCCGGCGACGGCAGGTGTGTTAATGGCGGTTTTGGGGGCGATTTCTTTTGTCATTTTTTATTCCTTTCTTTAATGTGTAGTTGTATATGATGTTTAGAACATAACCAAATAACTTTGAGTGGTTTGTCATAATTCGGATGGTGCGCCTGAATATTTTTAAAAGTACCACATCTTCGACACGCTTTTATTTTAATTTTATGGAGTTTTTTTGCGTAGCTTAAAATACCTTGTGCTTTTCTTTGTTTTAAAAAAATAAGCCTGTGCTTTTTTCTATAATTTAATTTATATTTTTTAGCTAATTCTTTATAACGTTTCGTCCGTTGATATTTTTTTACATACACAGCGCTTCTATATAAAATGTGTGTTTTATTTTTATGATAATATTGATTATTATAATCTGGATTTTTAATTTTTGCTCTTTGTCTGTAAAACGCGGCTTTAGTTGGATTTCGTTTGAACCATTTTCGTCTTACTTTACGACAGTGTTCAAGATGTGCACGGCGCCATTTTTTACCGTTAATATAACTTCGTTTAGCACATTTTGAACATACGACTTTTGATATTCTGTCGTTCTGGTGCCCACATGTCACGCATTTTCCTGATTGTTTAAACTTTACGTACTCTAATGTGTGTGGCGACATATTGACTTACTCCATCAGGCAGAGATTCGTTTAATTCAAGTTTTTCACGGTAATACGCTTTGAATTTCATTTGATTAAATGTGAGCAGCATGTCCAGATCACCGCGCGCACGTAACCACGCTTTACATGCTTCAGGATCTTCGATGTTCGGTAATGTTTTGTGTTCGAGATAGAACATGCCGAGGCCGTCGATCTTGAGCTGTTGCAAATTAAGCCGTTCAAATTCTACCACGAGTTCTGTGTTAATCTTGTCCAATGCTTCGTCAACGCCTTTGATGCGGTTATTCAATTCTTCCTTCTCATCCCGAAGCTGGCGCAGCTTTTCTAACTGTGGTGTTAATTCGTCGTAAGTCACTAACATACAAGCTCCTTTCCTTTTATGGTACGGGATACGTAGTTTCGTTCGCGCGCGTCGAACAGCAACACGCGTACTTCTTCGTTCTTACAGACAGCGATCATAAAAGCGATGCAGTTCAGTATCGGTGAACCGGATAAAAGGAGATGATCTTCGATCTGAATGTCCTTTAATCGCGATTTAAAATCCACCACAATATCCGAAGGATGGAAAATTTTCGTGTAGCGTCCTTCCGATACATAAATAAGCTCGCCGTATTTTTTAGCGGCTTCCATGTTATGTTCAGCATAATTTACTACATATACTTTGCTCATTTTTTCAACTCGTCTTTCGATGGGAATTCCATTAGATTACGGATAAGAGTGCCGAATTGGCAACGCTCGTACTTCTTAACGCCGTGCTTATCTAAAAATTTAATCGTTTCATAAGCCAAACGGGTCAATTCGAGGATGCGCTCTTGTGTTAATGTGGGTGGTTGTGATGGCGGAGGATTTAAATTGGTGGGATATAATATCGGTGTTGTACCGAGCGTTACTGTTGTGTCTGTCGTAGGCATGTTGTGCCCCTTTCGTTTAAATAATTTCACGTCGTTGCCATTGTTTATTGTCCGCGCTTTTCTCATATATGCCCTGTAATACCGCACTTTGCTTCGGGCTTAAATCGCGACCATTCGCGAGTTGTTCCAGGATGGAAGTTAAAAAATCCGCTTCCCATTCATTCGGTTTATATGTGGTCTGTTGAATCCATTCAATGAGGATTACAGCGTCGGTGTTGGTCATTTTACGTGTTTCCACGTATTATTTTTAATAATCCAATTAATTGTTGAGGGGCACACTTTAAATTTTATCGCTATTTTATTTTGGAAAATTCCACTACGATACATTTTCTTTATCTTTAATACTTGCGCTTCAGTAAGTTTAGCATTAGGGCTTTCTGACCCGTATTGTATACGATGCGTGCCATTCTTAAATGAATGTCGTATATTTTGAAGTGCTGTTACATACTCCAAATTACAAACAGTATTATTATTTTTGACACTGTCTTTATGGTTAATTTGTTTTTTATATGGTCTTTTTCCAATAAAAGCTTTTGCTACTAAACTGTGTACTGTAACATCTTTTCTAATTCCGGGACGATGTAAAGTGACATAAGCGTAGCCTTTTCTATGAAAGAATGGTTTTAATATACGTCCTTTTTTACATCGCCCTTTCCATCCGACATCACGTCGCACATTTCCAGTGTTGGAAATACTGTAATAGCCTTTAAAATTTGAAATTGATTTCCAATATGCCATAGTATTTATACTACTTGTATGAAATCGTTTAGTATAAAATCAGACAAATTTTTCTTATCTTTTAATGCTGCTACAATATGCGTATCTATAGTGTTCCTCATAATCAAATCAATATAAACGACATTTTTACTCTGCCCAATTCGATGAAGGCGTGATTCTGCCTGTAATCTTTCCCCATAATTATACGAATTTGTCATAAAAATAACATATTGTCCTGCTGTTAAATTAATTCCAGATTGAGTCACCTGAATCTGTCCGATAAAAACTTTAATCTGCGGGTCAGTATTAAATTGATTGATTAAGTCCATGCGGTTAGTTACATCACCATGAATGGACACGTACCCGATGCCGAGTTTCTCCAAGCGCGTTTCGAGATCCGCTATCTCATGGCGAAACCGGCAGTAGATTACGCACTTCGCGCCTTCCGCCATATTCATGGCAAAATCCACGATCCAGTCGGCTTTAGGATTTGACGTAAAACCATGTTCTTTATCATCGACGTCTTTCGTAAAGCCGGCGGTGATCTGACTGAATCGCATAAGCCGCGTCAGCACATTAGCCGCTGTAATAATATTCGTATTGTAATCAGCTATAAATTCTTGCTTGAGCTGTTTATATATCTTCGCTTGTTCCACTGGCATATCCAAGTATATCGTTTGGTAGAGCTTCTCCGGCAGATCAAGCACTTCGTCTTTCGTCACGCGCACCGCGCACGCGTGAACCTTACGCTTGAAGTCGTCCATATTAATCCATTTGATGACCATCTTATTCATATACCCGCCCATAATGGCGTAATGATAACGGAATTTGTAGTAGTTCGTGCCGAAAATGACGGGATTAAGGATACGATATTGCCCGAAAATATTGAGCGGATTATTGGTGATAGGTGTGCCGGTAAGAATAAGTCTGTGCGGGATGTGGTAGGAAAGGGCGAAGCAGGCTTTGGATTGAAGGGAGCGCGGATTGCCAAGCGCTTGAGATTCGTCGCAAATCAACATGTTAAATTTTTTGGCGATGAGTTCGTTCGTCAAAATCCGCGCCGATTCGTAATTAATAATGAAGATGGCCACCGGCGATTCGGCCAGCAATTGAAGGCGTTTTTTCTTCGTTCCTAAAAGCAGCGTATGTGACAAATTCGTATGTGCCGCGATATCTTGTCCGATCGATTCCACCACTGTATTCGGACAGATCCACAGCGCTTTATATTCCGGATTTGTTTGAAGATGGTGGTCGATCTTCATGCAACAAATAAGCGACTTGCCAGTGCCGCAATCCATCAATAAGGCCTGGAAATCTTTGTTTCTTATACGTTCGAAGACGTCTTGTTGATGAATAAAAGGCTTTGAGATAATACCCATGCGGTTACGGCCTTTATATCTTGTGTTTCGTAGCGCGTATCATTATTAAAACAATAACCGATATATCGAGTTAAATTAGTACGTGTTTGCGGCTTAAATGTACAAGAAAAAAACAAACCATGCGTCGTTATGATTTGCTGCGCGACGTATAACTGCAAATTGGTCAGTGTATTCGGTATTATCTTTAATTCTAATGCTATAAAAATACCGTTGTAATGACCTAAAATATCCGGGACTCCGGCCTGAAATTTATCCGCCGCGTGATAAAACCACCCATGTTTGTTAAGTTCCTTGAGGAATTTCGGGTACAGCTGGCTTTCGGTCATATTTGAATTCGAGATATTTTAAAGTGGCCACAACACGATCAAAATCAGCGTCATTTATGTCAACGCCGCGCTTAAAAACCAGCCCTTTACCTGATTCGTAGAAGATAGATATTTGATCATGCGCGATGCCGCTCACGTAATCATCCGTTTGCAAGGGGCGCCCCAAAGTGCCGGCATCTAATAACACGCGAATTTCATCCTTTAAGACAGGTTGTTCGATGCCGTATTCCACTACGAACGTCGCGACGGACGACAAGTTAAGCCAGAATTCCTCGTGTATACGGATGAGACACGGGCGGATCATTTCTTGCCTTTCTTATTAGGAAGCGGTTTTCCTGAAGCATATCCTTGATGTGTACTTGATTGGCAAATAGCGATGGCTGAACCGATACCGCGTTTATGTTTTAATCTGTCCACGCAGTTGTGGACGCGCGTCCCCTTCGGCATAAGATCCTCCTTTATAAATCCATGTGTTTCTTTAAAATTTTTCGTAATTGTGACTTCGCGCCGGCGTTGACACCGTATCGCGCCACGATGAGATAATCATCCACGCCCCATCCGGATAACAGCCCTTGTCTTAAAGCGGCCATTGTGCCGACGTAATCCGCGTCCTGTTTGTGAACGATGCGATATTTGAGCATTTTATCCTCCTTGTAGCGGGTTTAGAAAATAAAAAACTCCGATTCAATTAAGATTCGGAGTTAAATGTGCTTGATATGAAACGCCACGCTGGTTTGCCCCTAATTTTTAGTTTCTAATTTCTTTAACTTTACCACGTCTAAAATAAATGTCAAGGGCTATTCGGACAATTTTCGCATCCCGCGATTCGCCATTTCATAGATGACACTTTCAAACGCTTCAAGCCAATGCAGCGGCACGTCTTCGTAAATTTGATCGTAAAGCTTCTCATATATCTCTTGTAATCGGGCATCTTCCAATTTAACCAACACGCGTTGTGAATACATCATTTCGGCTCCTTTTCCCACATCACCAAGAACGGCAACATGACGGCGGTTACAAGTAAAACCAGTATCACAGTAAGAGTTCTCATTCCACCTCCTTTAGAATTTCATCCCGATATTCTTTATACGTCTGTATTCTCTCGCCCCTATCTTCCTGACCTTTGTCCGTAATTGCCCACAAAAACCGCATGTCGTCATCATTTATTTCCTTGTGTTGAAACTTACTAAAATCGGCCATGCCAATGTTGAGCCCAACAATGAGACCAAAAATAAAAAAGACAAGAATAATCAATCGGTCGTTCATCTCCTCTCCTCTTTGTTCATCTCAGACATGGCGTCGAGGCAGGCGTTCCAGCCATGTTCGTATTCTTCAGAGCCTTTATCCAAATCTGATTTTATTTCTTTCCTCTCCGGCAACCTCAGCTTGGGCTTGCCGAACTTGGCATAAGCCCATCGTACAAACGCCCTGTCATAATCTTTTGTCGGCTCATCGAGCTTGGAATAATTGCCTCCAGTATGGTATTCTTTGCCAAAATTCTTCTTATATTGTTCACAATAAATTTTGTGTGTTTCTGCGGATAGTTGCTCTAATAATTCATCGCTCAACGGCTCAAGGACGGGGCTGGAACGGGTGTTCCATGCCTTTAAAACACTATTTTTAGTATCATATCCAGATACTCCTGCTCCACAAATTCTGCAATAGATAGAACAATATCCGCCATATTTATCCTGAATACTTGCAGAATAATTTGGTCTGTTACCACAAAACGGGCATGGAAGCAACTCTATATGCTCTGTCATGGCGTAGGGTTCTCCTCGATTTTCTTTGTGTTATACCAAACTTTGGATATTTCTTACAAAATACCGAAACATTAAGATGTTCCTTCTTGCAATACGGACATACAAATCCTTTATTAACCTTCCTCATTTCCTCCCCTTTCGCTTTGGTATGTCGCTTGCCATGAACACAAAAACACAATTTGCTTTTAATGCTCTGTCAATGTCCTCTTTGCGTATAAACAAAATCTTTGGAATCCATTGTATTGGTGCGTTGCCAACTGCGAATCCCAACCGCCAACCTATTTGATAATGTTTTGCTACCCAACAGATTTTCTGTTTCATTTCCTCCCCTTCCGCTTTAGCTTGCAGTTATGATCATGTTCTTCAGACTGCCAAATAAAACTGGCGTGATTTGCACTATGTTGTACCTTCTTGCGTTTAACCCTTTGTTTCATCGCTTAGCTTCTGAAATCTCGTTGAACGAGGGCTAAAAAATTTGTCCTTTGATTGATACCCTTGCAAATCGTGACAAACATTGAACATAATGTCCGTGCGATTCATAGAAACCGCCCACAAAATCATTTTTGCTAATCCAGCCCAGAATAATTTATCACTCTTTTTCATCGTTTTGGCCCATTTGGTGTTTTCAAAATAATTTCTTGTGTTTCTTGACATGCTTGTAGCTCCCAGGATTCTTTTGGGCAAGGTAAGCGATTCCAAATATCATATTTATTCAGAAATGGACACATACATATCCATTCCAATCCATTCAACTTAGCTTCAATATAGTTCCTGGCACAAAATGGATGATGTTTTTTTATATATTTTTGCAATTCTATTATTCTTTTATGATTGATCACACCACACCCTTCCTTTCATTTTCTGACCCCTTTGGTCTTGGCTTTCCGCAAATAGGGCAGTATTTCCACCACGTAGGTATCGTCAAAAATGCGTACTCGGTATTGGCAAAAATATAATATCCATGTTTGTCGGTTAAAATATGTTTTTTGCACCACACCCCGCCTTTCATGCGGCACCCGCATAAAATTGATACACTTCATCCTCCGCCGCCACCAATTCACGGATCACCGCCACATCTGTGACTTTCACGACGCGCGCTAAAATTTCACGCCACGTCAAATTCTTATCGCTTACATGCAAACTCCATTTGCCGCCGGATTTGAACGCGACAAATTTAACTTGATGCGGAATGCGTCCATAGTCGGCGATAAAAATTTTATTGTCCGGTAAAAGATGATATTGGTGTAATGTGATGATGGGCGTTTTTTTACTCACGTCCTTATCCTTTCTCTTATATAAGGCAAGCGTGGCGGGATTCACAAGGGGGTAACTACCCGCGTTGTGCGCAAAGCGCGTGGCTAACCACACAACCGTTTCTCCCCATTAAGGGACACGCTTGCTGTTCTTGAATTTTAAGATGACTTCCACATCCCTTTGAGTATAGCGCCGATAACCGCGATAATCACGTGCCGCTTTAGGGATCTTGCCCCGCGCTTCCCAACGAATGATTGTGCGTGGCGTAGTGTCGGCCACGCGTGCCACGTCCGTTATTGTATAAGTATCATTCATGTTGTTCTCCCTGAGTTGTTTCGGTCATAAACCGATTAAATTTATCCATTAAAGTAAACGCTCCTTGCGCCAATAACACGCTGAATAATTCGTTAATGGAAGCGTCATGCGCGTCGCGTCGGACTTGGTGCATGAGTTTAGCTATACGAAAGGCCAGCGCGTCTTTGCCTTTTAAGACAATAGGATCTTTAAGTATAATGATCTCATCCGGCGTTACGCCGTTCATATTGTGGTACTCTTGAATTAAATTTACGATTTGTTTCATCCAGTCAGCACTCATCTTTTACTCCTTCCAAACTTACAATACGGGTAGATACGGCGAACGTTTGTTCGAAATCGTCGGCGTATTCTTCCGCTTGTATCAGCGTATCGAACCATTTAATATTGCCCAAAACGGTCGTCACATAACGCAAGACGTCCTTTTCTTCGCCCCAATAGATTATAGCGTACATTTTCATTTTTTCTCCTTTAAGTACCCCTTCGTTTAAATTCACTTTCCAGATATTAAATAAGATATTTCGCGTATCCTACCACATATTCGTTCCCGTCAAATTTAAATACAGCACGCGGCTTATCAATCCATTGCGCATAATGTTTTTTAAACTGCCGTAGTCGCGCCGGCGTCCACATTATCATTTTGGTTGTCATCGTTTACCTCTTAGAACATATCATTGTCCTTACAGGCACAACTTGAATGTCGCATTTATAAGATGTCGCGCTTAACACGCGTAACAATTCCTTCGTATCGCCATTCACGTGTTTTAAGCCCAACACTTTAAGTTTTTTGCGTTGGTCAGTGTCATCGGGACGTAATTCTTTTGTTGTCCGTTGAAAAAGCGCGTTCACATTATCATAGGACAATAAACAATTATCTACCCACACCTCATCTGCGGTACAACCTATCTCTTTAGCAATTTTAACACAATTATTCTTTATTGTGTTACGACTCGCGCCTTCAAACAACACTGTGACACGCTTGCTGGTCACTAATCTGGGTACCTGCATAGAAGTCACGCCCAAGCGACGTAGTTTATTGGATACGGGTGCTTTGCGTGTGTGCAACGTACTTCCTATGGTCGCGTATAAACGCAAAATATGCACGTTCTGCGGTATAGCGGCCAACACCTCATCCAATAAGTAGGCGTCAATGCAATGCTGCGTCTGATCCTTAAATACTGGTTGCGCTATGCGGCGTTGCCCCAATTTTTGGTGCGCATTTCTTTTTACTGTTGTTTCCATTTTTTACATCTCCTATTTTGGTAACGGTTAACTGGTTGATTTTACTTTCACTTGGTAAAATAGTGTCTGTATTCAGCAAGTCAGCAAATTCGCTTTTAGCGGCGCGCTCATTGTCCGCGTCAATGAGTTCGTCATACATAAGCGTTTCGCTGTAGATGATACGATATTGAATCATGCAAGCACCTCTTGTTTATTATATTTTAGGGATAAGAAACTGCTGAAAGTTTGTGCGTGCGGCGGCGTTAACATCGGGTTAATCGCTCTACGGCGATAAATGACTATTTTCTCACCCCATCCGCCGTAGTGTGAACGGCAATACAGGGCATCATCGACGGACATCATCGTGTCATCAACTTCTTCAACTAACGTATAGTATTTATCAATCACATCCACGACACGTCGATAACACGGATAATGTCTGTGAAATTCTTGTCGTAAAAGATTTTGGCGAAATAATACTGTGCCGTCGTCATACGAACGAATAAACCAAAGTGACGAACGGTACGCGAATCGCATTTCCATGCCCGCGCAAACGTTGTTCTCCAAAAATGCTGTAAAGCGCATACTTTTGCACTGTATACTAAATGTGACCCAATTACGTAAAATAACACGATGTTCCAAATGACTGGCGTAAGAATGGTGCATCATATCGTTTCCTCTCCCTTGTACGCGTGTTTACCAAAGCCCCACAACGAATCGTCTTGCCGATTGTAGTACGCTGGTAGACTGTATTGGTAAACATACGGTTCCTGCTTCTTTATTTTCTCAAAGCCCTTAACCTTCTGCGCCATCGTATAAGACGGCGTGACGCGCGCATCAAGATATTTCATCATGCCGCATGGTAAGTTAATACGTCCTGTCGCTTTAAACTCTCCCGCGTTATTACATACGATGTGATATTTAATCAAACTGCTGTTCGTATATTGCTCATCCGTCGAGCTGAAGAACACGCCCATTTCCGCGTGGCTGTGAATGGTCGCCACAATGCCAAGTTCGTCAATGCGTGTCTTATCAATGCAATCCAGATTCGTCACGCTCGCCGAGCCAACTTCCTGATGCGGGATGTAATAATCATTGACTAAAACTAAATCATCCGTAACCGTGCCACGCAGTAACATCTGCCATTCAACCTTAATGTCCTCGCATAATTTTCGCACGACGCCCAAGACTTTAGGCGTAAGCTGGATGGTTACTTTACGCTCGCCGCAAAAACTGCAATCTTTCGCTTCTTTCGCGGATGTGCCTGTGTCCCAATCGTTTTCTGGCGCATCCCATGAAGCCATAGTCGTAAACCCGTTCATTTTTTCTTCCCCTTTGTTAGTAATTTTTTAAGGTCAATGTCTATATCAGGGCTGTTAAACGCCATGCCTAAAAACCCTAAACTCGCGCTTACGGCGGATGTTATGGCGTTCGCGCGCGCTGTGCGATAGCCTGGACGATACGTCGCTTCATCCAGCCACACATTATAATCGGCGTAATTGCCTACTTTCCAGCCTTCATAACCGATCTTACGGTACATGACGCGTTGCGCGCCGCGCGCTTTTATGAGTTCTTCCACCATCGTCTTAATGCGTTGCTGTATGCGCGCGTCATCTGTCGTATCCCAAAAGCGAACGGCATTTATACTGTAATCTTCCATTTGTTTTTCGGTCAGTGTGTTTAGCAAGGTGATAGTTTCAGGCGTTATATGCGCCGCTAACGCTGTAATTATAGTCGTCGGACGAAGGAAGCGTATCATCTTACGAAGCGCGACGGCTTTATTCGTACCAATCCATGTTTGAGGCACAGGCAAGCGATTGAGGTTGCTGTTGTCTATTTTATCGCCGTCAATCAGCGTAAAACGGTCATATCCCTGCATGGCTAACATAAGCCCAAGCCAAAAGCCCACACCGCCACAACCGATAATGACGTGATGGTTGCGTTGTTTATCGAGTAACACTTGTTGAATTTCGCCGTCAAACTCCGCTTGCCGTGAGTAATCAACCAAATTTATGTCGTTATCCATGCCGACCCCCTTGCGCCTTCGCGCGTTATTAATGTTCGGTTTATAATGGTCGCGTCGTGCAGTAAATCCCGTATATGTACATGTATCTTTCCGTCTTGACTGCGCCACGTCTGCGACGCTAAAGAAAACCCATTGATACGATTAACCAGTTCACCAAAGTTGTCGGCTTTCCAAAAGTCGCTCGCTTTATGGTTGCCAGTACACACGTTGCCGCCGTTCATCGTGTGATATGTCGTGGCGTTCAGCGTGTACAGCGTGTCGCTTTGCGCGTGAAAGCCGTACCAAATGATTTGTCGGTAATCGTGCTTGAGCGTTAATTCCCACTGGTCGTGCGGTAATCCTTCTGTGGGAAAGCCCGTTACGCCGTATTCCACGAACCATGCGCGGGAACCGATTATGCTTACGGGAGCGTAGCGCACCGCGCGCAGTTCCAAAAGCGTCTTATTGTGCCACATAACAGGGTGCTCATATAAAGCCGCTGGGATTTCTACCATATTGCGCGTCTGCTTGCCCTTCAAATGTTCTAATTGTGTGTCCCATTCTTCCATGCTGGTCTTGACCGCCGCTTCCTGAACAGCAACCACATGCGCGTCCAGTTGTTTCTGGTAATATTCATGCAGTTCTTTAACTATATCCAGCTTGGCGTTATGAATTTTTGTCAGTGTATAAAACCGTTCGCCGATCTTAACGAAATCCGTTTCAGGCAAAGCGATACGGGGCTTTTTCGGTGTGGTCATACGTTCGTCCTTTCTTATGGAGTGTTGTGGGGCGATAGCGTAGCACTACCGCCCCCGCGAACACGTTTAGCGTCCTGCCTGGTCAAGTACGGCTGACACGCGCACCTTGCGCATATCCACCGTTTCGGGCAAGTCCGCAGGGTTAGCGACAAGATTATTGTCGTAAAACACCTTGAACGCGCCATTGATCCCTTCGTCCTTCGCCTGTGCAACGATAAGCCGTTGCGCTTCTGCTCTGCTTACTTCGGTTACTTCTGCACTCCATGCCATTGTGTTGCCCCTTTCGTTTTTGGTTTGTACGTCCCGCTATCGCGCGCCGTACGGTTTACCTACGCGTAAGTCACCCCACTGGCGACTTCATTCAATATTTCGCTGAAAGTATGTGATGTAAACGTCATTCTCAAGCCACACATATCCGCCCGAAATCCATAAATGTTCGTCTGATTGACTCCAACAATCATCGCTTGCCTCTTGCGCTTGCTGTAATTCATTCGCGTACTCACCTAACACTTTCTCATACGCGCGTTGCGCCGACGCTTTGGAGTAATACACCCCCACCACATCTGATTCGCCCGTCAGCTGACGGTAAATCACAACGACCCAAACCTTTGACGGTGCTGTGTCAGGCTTGTCAAACAACCCGAACCTGTCATGAGTGTTCCATGTCATTTTATCCCCCTTTGTTATTTAAAATCAAACTCCAGTTGTTCTTCCACGCCTATCTGCGCTATAATGTCATTATATATCCGTTTCTTCTGCATGTAGTAGTCATAGTCCTTGTCCTTCGGGCTGAAGTTCTCCCACTGATTCATCGCTTGTTGCCGTACCAAATCCGCCTTTAGGCTGTTCTCGCTGTAATACGCCTGAAAGCCGCCCCTGTCATAATGCGCTATGAAGCCCGCGCAGAGATTGATATAATTGTACGCCGCTTTGGTCAAGTGGCGCATATCACCGCTGGTAATACACTTTACAACGGACTTGATTATCCGTTTAGCCTGATTCGACGTGAGTAAGATCATGGCGTTCTGTCCTTAACATAATCCCCGCGTTGCTCCACCCATAGCGTAGCGTCCATAAGGCTCATTCCGCCTTCGGTCACGAATAACTCTATGAGTTCTTCATCGGTGCTGACCTCATCATTGCTCAATACCGCTTCAATCCACATCAACAGTTCCAAGTCCTTCCGTATGCTCGGTGCTATGTTCATGGTCATTCCCCCTTGTCATTGAGTAAACTCTCAAAGAATTTCCCCGTCGGTGTTGTTAGGTCTATCGCTTTCCTCGGCTCAAACCGTTTGACCTCGGTGTGTGAGCATAGGTAACGTATCCCCCGTCTGAAGTCATACGCATCGCGCGCCGTGTCCAACTCTACCTCGGCGTGTATATCCGTGTACCGCACATGATACTTAACTTTATAAGGCATAGAAACGTCCTTTCCAGAGGCTATGCGCTATAGACGCAGAGCCGAAGCCCTGCGCCTTGCGCTGTGCGTTACTTGGTTGCCATAATGACATTACCTGAAAACTTAATCGGATAGCCATTAAGTTTATCGTACACGTTCAAGACTTTGTTGCCTTTCTCGTTCGGTTCGGCGTCCTTGAGCGCAAGTAAATTAATCTCAAGTTTTAGGACGCCCTTCTCGGTGTCCCACGTTGCCGTATGACTGACCGCCCTGTTGGTACTTGACTTCTTGATGCCTAATGCAGTTACAAAGTCCATGTTACGTCCCCCTTGTCGGCACATGATTAAATTAGATTCTTGACTGACGTGCCTTGCCATGCCCAGAACCGTTTTGACCTGCCAAAAGCATAACATTTTTTCGCGCCCGTCGAGGACGATTTGCAACTCGTTGAAAAGCCACGATTTGCGAAAAAATGGCTTGTCAAGCAAAAAGTTGCAAAACGCATTGTTTGCAACGGGTTGCGACAACGCGCGTTGCGGCAAATTGCAAACCGCTGGCGTTGCTATAATTGCGCGAACGAGGAAATCGGAACAACACGAAAAACAAGAACAAAGTTCAATATTTGTAACGGCGGAATCACTCTTACTCACTTTAAAAAATTAAATATTTAAATAAATAATGTTGGTGATTTAATTATTTATTTATTTAATTTGTATATTTGTACTTATTCAATATATACGTTTCAGAATCATGGTTTATACTTGTCTTTTGGTGGCCAAAAACACCGTAACCTGTTGGCGTGGCGTGAGTTGCGTGTCGTACTTCTTATAATATATATTATGTTAACTACATATACCCCCCACCTATTAGATTGTATATACGCCCCCCAAGAGTGCGTGTTAGTGAGGATCATTCTTAATGTCGTTTCGCGCAACGCGCTACGCTCCAATAGCTTACCTTATTCATTTGTGTTATTTCTTGACAAATCTCATTCTGTGTGGTATGTTGTTATATGTACCTATCAAAGTTACAGGTAGAATGGCAGACCCCTCTCGCACTTTGACTGTGAAACAATATGTTAAACAATATGTATACTTTACAGGCACACTGGCAGTTAAACTTACAGGTACTTCGATAGAAGGATAAATCATTAAAATCATTTTTTATTTAAAAGGAGAGTGATTATGCAATACGTCGACAAAAACGGCAAGGTTAATTGGAAGTGGATATTTCAATGTGAACTGAATGTGGAGCAGCACAATTGGCTTGGGGAGTTGGCGCGGGCTGAGCGACGTTCGATGATTCAAATGGTTTTGTATTTAATTGATAAAGCTATTGAGGAACACAGATCTAAAACGTGGGACGCGATAGACGTAAAGCACGGCAGCATGCCTGTTAAACGCGGCCGGCCGCCAAAACCAAAGGACGCGCCTATTATAGAGGAAGCGGAAGAAGAGGAAAAGAAGCCGGAACCGGATAATTATCAGGGGGGCAAATTCCAGTGGAATGGCTATATCAGCCCGGAAGACATGATCAAAAAGGAAGGACTGAATGAAAACGGATCAGAAACTGCTTAAAGAGATGTGCGCGCGGGAATCTCGGTATTTCGTGGAGGCCATGGCCCATAAACAGGCGCGCGACGCGATGCGGCCGGCTCCGGAAGCTCCGGAACCGTGTCTGCGCGCGATACGCGTGCGGCCGGCGCCTGCCGGCGCGGAATTTCCAGTGATACGGCTGCGCGACCATATGGCCGCAGCGGTACAGCAGGCGGAAGGCGCGTACGTCTTCCCGGTGGAAGAGGTGTCCGGGGAGGAATGGGAAGAGGTGGGGGACGATAATTATCTGTTCTTAGCTCAGTGCGGGTTTACGGTAGAGGAACGGATGGAATTGGAACGGGTGCTGGAGGATCCGCCGACTTATACGAATGATTGGTTCCTCAAGCGTGAGCACCAAACGGTTAAAGCGTTAGAACGTATTTATATGGTCTGCCGTAAATTTCTGCGGGTGAAAAAATCCGTAAATTAAATTGACATAATATGGGATTTGGAATACTCTTCTATTAGGTGCCTTAAAGGCGCCATGAGGTGTTGTTCTACTATGTCCGCATCTGTCCATGACTTATATGTATCGTTCCGATCCAATCCGGACAATGAGGAACGCCACGACATGTATTTCTGCTCGCAATATGGCGTACCCCTTGATATTTTAAGAGCGTATAAAGCGGAGCATCCGTCGTGGGCGAAGCTTGCCCTCGAAGGACGACGGACGAAATATTCCGAGCGCACGGCGAAAATCGATCAGGCACTTTACAACAAAGCGCTTGACGGTGATACCAAAGCAGCGGAATTATGGTATAAAAGATTTGACGGGTGGAGCGAAAAGGCGGCGGAAACAATTATTAAGAACACGACCATTGTGAATTTCGCCGATATAGCCAGGCATGCCAGGCATTAATTCAGCCGACGCGCAGGTGGTTTTTGACAAGTGCAGGAAAGATCCGGTCTTTTTTTGCAGTGAGATCCTCGGTGTAGAACTTTGGGAAAAACAAAAACAGATCATCCGTTCGATAGCGGTCAATGATAACACGATTGCCGCGTCGGCGCACGGGTGTGGTAAGACGTTCCTCGCGGCGTGCGCGGCGTTATGGTTCTTATATTGTAATAAGGATTCCCGTGTGATTACGACCGCGCCGACCTATCGTCAGGTCGTGCATATCTTGTGGGCGGAAATCGCGACGCTGTACCGCAAGGCGCGTGTTTCGCTCGGTGGAGAACTTCTGAAAACATCATTGACATTATCTCCGTCATGGTTCGCGTTGGGGCTCAGCACGGATGACCCGGACAAGTTTCAGGGACAGCACGCGGAACACATGCTTCTTATCATGGATGAAGCGCCTGGTATAGAGCCGCCTATATACGAGGCGGCGCAGGGCATCTTGACGTCGGAGCACAGCAAGACGCTGCTTATCGGCAACCCAACATCCCCGTCGGGGCCGTTCTTTGATTACTTTAAAAATGATCGGTGGACGAAATTCCACATTTCGGCTTACGAGTCGCCGGGAATAACGGAACCTTTAAAATATCCCAGACTCACGTCACAGAAATGGATCGATGATCGGTTGGTGGAATGGGGGCCGACGTCGCCGATGTTCATTTCACGTGTGCTGGGGCAATTTCCAACAGAAGGCGAGGACACCCTCATACCGCTTAACTGGTGTGATCGCGCGCTCAAGCGTTATGAGAAGGATAAGAAGCAGTGCATCGTATCGGAACATTATTATTACGGGCTGGACGTGGCGCGCTACGGGAGCAACAAGACGTGTTTGGTGGTTTATCAACCGCACCGGGTCATTGATATTAAGACGATACAAGGTAAGGATTTGACGGAAACAGTGAATCTGGTAGTGCAGTCGGCGGTCAGCGCGGGTTCGAAATTAATTCAAGTAACGACGGATGATACCGGGTTAGGCGCGGGTGCGACAGATCATTTACGCGCTTTGGGGTATCCGGTGCTGCCGGTGAATTTCACGCAGCGGCCGATGGATCAAATGCACTTTCGGGACATCCGATCGGAAATGTACTGGAACTTGCGGGAGTTGTTCAGAGCGGATGAAATCGCCATTCCGCCGAATGACGCGCTTATTAATCAGTTAAGTTCCATTAAATATAAAATCGATCCGCTTAAAGGATATATTCAAATCGAAACGAAAGATAAAATGAAAGAACGCGGTTTGAAGAGTCCTGATGAATCGGACGCGCTGGCTATCGCGGTACACGGTTGTAAACGCGGGTCAGCGTCAAAAGTGTTTCGAAGACGAACGGCGCCATTTCGCGCGGCGGACATGGCGTACTATTAAAAGGGAGAGAACAATGAGAATTTTTTGGTTTATATTATGTGTTTTAGTTTTTTGTGCTGCGCCAGTGCAGGCGACGCAGGAATTAAGTTGTGAAGATGGAGAAAGTGTGACAGGAACAACGTGGTATCACGCGCATTGTTATACCGACACAGATACGGACACTGATACTGATACGATCGGTGAACCGCAGAATGAAGTAGGCGTTGGGACAGATGTGGTGTTGTGGGCGAACGAGGATGAAGACGCCCTTGTTGATGAAGTGGTAGCTGAATATCGTTATGCTATGGATAATGAAACACACGCACTTTATGGTGTAGTGCGATTAAATCTTTGGGATAAAATTAAAGGGTTGTTCGGCGGCGACGCCGAATAAGGAGGGGCTTATGTCCGGAAGTGTAATGAAATCCCGCAAGGGGCAACGTAAAAAGAAAAAAGGTTATTGATGGTCAATCGTCCGCTCAAATACGAAACGCAAGCATCCTCCTCTGCGCAAGAGGAGGGTGCTGCGCAAGTTACTCCGTTAAATCCTCTTTTATTACCGGTCACGAAAGAACAACAGGAAGAACTGGTTTCTATCATTCAACAAGATTTCGACAACGCGGAGGAAGCGCGTAAGAAGACGGATTGGGGCACGGATAAATATGGTAAGGGCATTGATTTTGACACCAAGTATGCGAATTTGATCGCGCTTTATGAAGGAGAGGATGAAGTTCGGCCGGAAAAGTGGATGTGTGGGCGGTCATTAAAGATAGCGCAATCTATCGTAGAACTGTTAGTGGCGCGGTTGTATCCGGCGATTTGGAATGAGAATTCAGTTCGGTGGAAACCGGTCGAAGCCACTGATAAGGTCACTGTCGGGCAAATTAATAAATTAATGAAATGGGTTATACGTACGTGGATGAAGATGGACAAGTCTGTCATGTTGTTCGCACGCGCGGCGATTATGTTGGGAACGGTGTGGGTCGAAACTTATTGGAGCGAGAGTAAAAAAGATTTGGATGAAACACAAGATTTACCGGTCATGGGCGAGGATGGGCAACCGATTGTCGGAGAGGACGGAAAGCCGTTGACGATTGAAAGCCGTTTATTACGTGTGGATGAGAAGCCGGCGCTAAAAATTATTCCGATTACTCGTGTATACACGCAGCCGGGATGCACCGATATTCAAAAGGAGCCGCTGATTAAAGTGGAAGAATTTTATTATCATGAATTAGAAGGTATGCAGGCGGCGGGACTGATGCAGAATGTGACAGATAAATTAAAAAATGAAGTGGATTCTTATTTGAAACAAAAATTCGGAGAGGAGCTGGAAAAAGCCGAAAAGATCGCGGATGCGAATGCTAAGCGTAGGGCGCATCCTGTAGAAGTCATCGTGTGGTACGGGCCCTATGATTTAAATGGCGATGGATTTGCGGAAGAGATTTGTGTTTTAAGGACATTAAAAGAAAAAATATTTTTACGCGCGGTCAAAGTTTCAAAATTATCGAAACGCGGCAAAAGACCGTTCGTTAAAACGAATTTTTTAGATC